AAAAGAAATTTTAAAAGAACTTCAGCCACAATCTGAGAGCCAACCTGTTTACGGAGTGGCTTGGTAAGCCATGGACAATTACGATGTAAATAACTCCAACAGTTCTGGATCTGATGGAGATGCTAATATGGGGGGAGGTATACCTTCCATTGTTGACGGCTCTGGGGATTCGATAATTAATGATGGTAACACCAATACTAATAACCAGTCGGTTCTTGGTGGGTCTATAACTGGTGGAAATACAACTGGAACAGTAGTTGATACCAGTGCTGAACTGGCAGACTTGATTTTGGAAAAAGTTCAAGATTTAGCTAATTTAACTACGAAAACTGCATACATTCCTTATGCTCCCTCGTATGCTCGTGATACCTATGGCCCAACTTATTATGATCAAAGAACGGATGGCGGTGCTGATGCAAATATCATTAACTCAAAAACACTCACTAGCAAATTTCCAGTTTATAGAATATTCTTTAAAGGTTCAACTGAGCCTACTGATATAATGACTCAAAGTGTCTGGTCAATTTGTAGGCACAAAGGAATTTTTGCTGGAGTTGGTAATGAGGCTGGATATTATCAAAAGGGATCTAAGATGACGAGCCTTCACTTTGCAGGCAACAAGCACCCGTGGAACCCGTTAATACTTCCATCTAATCCAATCAGAGGTTCAGGTAGTTCTCAAATATCAAATGGAAGCGCTAACATGGGCGACAATTATATGCCTTTGGAGCACGTTGAAGCGGTCTTTCACAGGAATGTTATTCAAGGAGCGGCAAACATTAGCCACTCAGGTAACGCTTATGGCCCTGAAGTCATTAAGAGCAATGCTTATAGAGTTCATTTAAAAAGTGGAGCCACCTTTGATTTGAATGCTGGAGGCTACACCGTCACAAGCCAGCCAACTTTAAGAATGATTAAACCTGAAGGCAACTTTGATACTGTTGATAAGATAGAAAGATCAACAAAGCCCTTAGTATACTTCTACTCCTACGGCGGCCAGTATTACACTGGAGACTTTCATAACGCTTCTACCTTTTCAGGGAGCTACCCTGCTAATACACAATCTCATTCATATATGCTAAGAACTGGATTGGCAGGAGCTAAGGTGGGTCACTTTGCCTATGGTAGCTCAAGTTATTCTGGACTTACAGTTGATGGCAATGAAGGCAACTACACAACCAATGTTTCCGACCCAGTAAAAGGTGATCCATTAAGCCTTGATACAGGAGCCACTTACCTTCCTTTAGAAAACATTAAAGCCATCACTAAACTAAACAGTGGAGATACAGGATATTCATTAAATAGCACTACAGATTTAAACAATTCTAATGTTCTTCCTTATCAAACTCACGTTCGTGACAGTCAAAACAACTCGTCTCCACTGTTAAACATGGCATTAGGTAACAATGATCGAGGCTATACTAATGTATACCAACCAGCTGACGCTGGAGCCTCAACACTGATGACAGAATAATTAATCCCCTGTCCTAATACCTCTGTATCCTTTATTGTTGTTAAGGTTCTGAAGTTTAACGATAGCTTTTTCTAACAGCTCTATACTTGCGGCGGCATTTTCAGCTATAGCTCTATCTTTTGTAGTTTCAGCCCAGAATTTTTTACCCTTACCTTTATTAAGAACACTGTAAGCCATTGGCTCTAAATAGCTTTGCCAAGTCTCGCCTTGCTTGGCTAACATATTTTCTATTTTGATCTTGTCTGATTCAGGTAGTCTAAATGTAGTGGTTACTCTTCTCTCTTGTTTTGGTGGCATTTCTTAGTGTGGGTGTTAAATGTGAACATATTTTGTTTCTATTTTTAAAGGTAGACTCAAAGTTGTTCAAGTAAAAAGTGTTCTACTATGTGTCATGTATTCATGTCTAATTAATGGGTTTAAAAAAAAGACATAAAAAAGACATAAGGATTTTGGTTGGTTTTGTAACCACCTTATGGTCATCAAGTTACAATGGCGACCCGTACGGGACTCGAACCCCAGTCTACCTTTTATTAATGACTCACTTTTGTTCTATTATACTAGTATATCTGCATATTAGATAAGTTTTAACGCAGTCTGCATTTGCAAAAGTGTTCCATTATGTGTCATTATAAAGACATAAAAAGACATAAAAAGACATAAACTTAAAAGCTATGACTAAAAAATTAGACAACGAGCCTTTTGTTATAGATAGGCTCAAGATTGGCTCAACCAAATTTTCAATCTACAGTAATAACAAATCGTACACATTGGTTTGGTATGAAAACGGCAGGAGAATACGCAAGACTTTTAAGACGATAGACGAGGCCAAGAGGCAAGCTAGGACAGCCAAGGCTACAAAAAGCAATAACACTTTGAGTTTGTCTGGAAAGGAATTAAACGAATATAGGGCTACTTTAGACATACTTAATTCATACGCCAATATGTGTGATTTACCTGAAAGGCCACGCATCGACACTCTTATTCAAGAAGCTATTACTATCCGAAAACAAAAACCTGATAACTACACAGTTAAAACGACCTCTGAAGTATTCGAGGAGCTGAAAGCTCAGAAGATTACTAATGGATGCACACGGCAAACCATACTAGACATGGGGTGTTTAAAAAGTTTTATCAATATGTATCCATCCTATATCCACGAAATATCCAATCAAGACGTTATTGAGTGGAACAATTTAATAGCAAAAGGAAAAGCCGAAAGGACACGGGCTAATTATCAGAACGCCCTAATAAATCTTTTTAACTACGCACAAAACATGGAATACTTGCCTGACGGTAAACATTCGGCTCACGTTTTAAAAAAAGCAGGATTGAAAGCGAAAAAAGGTGTAGCTGAAGTAAAGCTCTGGGGTATCAACGAATGGGAAAGGATAATTAATAAATCACTGGAACTAAAAAGCGTTGGAGAAAACAAAAGAGTTACTATAATGGTAGCGCTGGCAGGGTTAGCTGGTTTGCGAACGAGCGAGATAGCACGGATGGTGTGGAGCGATGTTTTATGGGATACTAAATATATTCGTGTTCCTGCACACAAATCTAAAAACAACAAAGCTCATCGGCGAATACCCTTATCCCCTTCTCTTGAAGCTTGGCTTAGATTAGCGGGAGGAGCGGAAGAATCAACAGGCTCTATGACTAAAGTTAAAGACAGAAGCTATGTAACTGAGAGGATAGTTCAAACAACTAAAAGGGCTGGCCTAGAGCATATAAACAACGGCCTTCGCCATAGCTGTATATCAGCTTGGATTGCTCAAGGAAATGAAATAGGAACAGTTAGCAACTGGGCTGACAACTCGCCTGCTATAATTAGGTCTAACTATCTAGGTGAAATTACCCAAGAAGACGGCGAGCGATGGCATTCAATTATGCCACCTCGTAGATCGGATTGATGGGCAAATAAGGAACCTTTGGAGCGACCTTCCCTGTAAACTTTAGCTTGTCGACACACTCAGCTTCAGCTATCGGCCACTGCCATGATCCGCCGGGAGGTGGACACGCTATTTCTGGATCCGTTTCAGCCAACTCAACAATGTTGTCGGCGCTCAGTGTTTGACCTTTGGTTAGCTGGCTAATGAAGTGGAAAGCATTTTCTTTCCAAACTTCAACGTGAAAAAAACTTTCAGGTTCTTCGTTTTGCATAAGTTATTATATGTTAGTAATTTGTGGCTATTGTTAGTTCTAACACAGTCTGAATTGTGTTAAATTGTTTTGACATTATTAAGTCATGTTTAATATTGGGTCAACAATTATAATGAAGACTCAACTTAATATTACGAACAGTATTGATTGGTTAAACGAGAACACTCAAAGCTCGTGGAGCCGATCAAAATTTTACAGAATGCGCAAATTAGATTTTTTCTCAGGATCATGGAGAGCTGATAAATCTACGGAATATTTCACAATAAACGCCTTAAAAAGAGGCTGTGAAGACATTGGAGTTCCTTTACGGAAGGGGTTGAAACGTGCCAGATAGTATCTCCAGTGAACAAATGAGAGCTTGGCGAAGCGAGCTTCACAAGTCGTTAGATCAGTCTACCTTCTATTATAGACTCGTAATTGTTTGCTTGGCCGCCTGTATTGGAACCGTGGCATTTGGTTTAGTTTTCCCAACTATCTTTTTCGTGTTCATGGGACTGGTTTTTATGATTTTTCAAATGAAGCATTCTTGTCGAGCGCAAGAGATTGACTTGTTGCGAACGAAAGCAGTTAACAATTTTTTGATGAATAAAATTGATGGATGAAGCGCTGAGGAAAGTTCTTAAAAAAGTTCCCAAGAAAAAAAACAAGTATGGTGCTAAAAAAGCAGGATCCCTTTTGTTCGAGGGACGGATGTTTGACTCTAAGGCTGAAAGAGATAGAGCTGAACAGCTTAAGGTTATGGAGAGGGATGGCGATATACAGGAGCTAGAACTCCAGCCACAAACCTCACTTTCGAAAGCAGAGATTGGGTACAAGCCAGACTTCGCTTACACGGAAAATGGGGTGCGCATTTATGAAGACGTAAAGGGGGTTGAAACTGAAGGCTTTAGAATAAAGGCGAGACTCTGGAAGAAGTATGGATATGGGCCATTAAGAATAACAAAAAGAAAGGGAATAAAATCTCCCTTCACTATCTCAAAAACTATTTATGTGGATTAAAGTAGAAACGAAATTACGCAACAGTCCGAAAGTGTTCACGATTGCCATGAGAATGGGAGTGCCAAGGATTACAGCCCTCGGAGCAGTGATTGAGGCGTGGATGATCGCTGATTCTCACGCTGAGGAAAATGGGTTCCTCAAACACCTCACTTTTGAGGCTCTTGATGAGATGGTTGGGGTAAAATATCTTGGCACAGCAATGAATGAGGTTGGCTGGCTGGTTGAGGTTGAGGGAGGATTAAGTTTTGTGGATTACACAAAACATAACGGCTCGACTGCTAAAACAAGGGCTGAAGATGCAGAAAGACAAAGGAAGTGCCGGGAAAATAAGAAGGCAAAACAGGATGAGGAAAACAAGAATAAGGAAAGTGTGACACCTGTCACGGTTGTGTCACAAAATTCCGTGACCAGAGAAGAGAAAAGAAGAATAGATAATATATATAATGCCTATCCGAGAAAGGTCGGGAAGGCAGATGCTTTGAAGGCGATTGGTAAATCGCTGAAGAAAGAAGAGTATGAGTTTCTTTTAAAGAAAACTAAAGACTTTGCTCTGAGCAGACAGGCCGAGGATCCTCAATTCACCCCCTACCCCTCAACTTGGTTCAACAGAGAGCATTACCACGATGAAATTGAGAAGGTTAAACCTAAACCCACTGGTGAAAACTTTATGGCAAAACTATAATGATTGAAGAACAAGTAGATACAAAAGATGAAGCTCTAAAACAGGCGGAGCTTAAGGTGATTGGATGTTTTGCGGCAGACTCCACCTACGGTAAAAGGACAGGGGAAGAAGCCGTTGCCAAGGCAATGAACTACATCCCGAACGGCAGTTATTTCTCAAACACTTTCAGGTCATTGCTCTGGGATTTAATTATTGAGTTAGTAGAGGATGGCTCCCCTCTTAGCTTATCTTCTCTGGCAATTAAGTTAGCAGAAAAGGAAGACAAAATTCCTTCACACATTTGGTCTGAAGTTATGGACGCTACGGATGACTGTGAGGAATCAGCAGACCACATTGAGTTCTATGCTAAACAGGTGGCTGATAAGTATTTTCACAGGATAACTCACCAACAACTCCACCAGCTAACGGAAGGGGTTAGTAAGGGATCGGTTGATATTGATCAGCTAGAGGAAGGGATATTATCACTTAAAGAACTAAAGAATCACCATTCTGATAAATCAAAAAACATAGGAACCGTTTTAAATGAACTGCTCCATCAGCAAATGGAGAACCACAAGAACCCAGGCATTCGAGGAGCAAGAACTGGATTTGATAAACTGGATTCGAATCTTGGAGGTTTACAAAAGCAAGCGTTCATCGTGGTTGGCGCTCGGCCGTCAGCAGGAAAAACAGCCTTAGCTTGTAATTTGATGTCTGGTCTTGCCAAGCGAGGACACCGTTCCCTTTTCATCTCCCTTGAAATGACAAGCATTCAAGTCAGTACACGACTCGTAGCCGAAGCCTCAAAAACAAGCTATCAGATATCCAGTTTTGAAAAACAGCCGAATGCGACTGAACACGCCAGAATCAACAACGCCATGAAAAATCTTAAAGAATGGCCGTTAGAAATTTATGATCCCCCCACCCAAACTATTTCACAAGTTTGCTCAAAGATTAGAGAAGCTGGGAGGCAAGGTGTTGAGGTTGTTATGATTGACTACGTTGGTTTGATTCGACCTGAATCAAAAGAGCAAAGACAATCTCGTTATCTACTTATCACCGAATGTTCAGCAAAATTAAAAGCGGCGGCTAGAGCAGCAAATGTAGCCGTTATCTGCTTGTGCCAACTTAGACGAGAAGCCGAAAAGAATGACAAGCCAAAGATGAGTGATCTGAGAGAGTCAGGACAGCTTGAACAGGATGCCGATGCTATCATTTTGATTCATAGACCTGAAAGAGAACAAGACATTGTGATGGAGGATGGGTTTTTACTCGTATCAAAAAACAGAAACGGCCCGACAGGAGACGTAGATATCGTCTTCAATCGCCGCACCATGACATTTTCAGAAGGGATAATTTAATGACACTTGATGAGTTTGCAGAAATAAACCCCGAAGCGATCCAAGCTGACGGTTGGGATGAAGCTTTTATTGGATATGTCGAAAGGGCAGATCAGTTACCAACTGCTTGCTACAGCAAGGAAAAGATTATTGAGTTATCCAAGCGTGATGGCATAAGCGAAGAGCAAGCGCTCGAATACTTTGAATATAATATTGTCAGCGCCTATGTCGGCGAGTTCACCCCTTTTTATTTAACGGTATGAGTGAAATAATTATCAGACTTAACCAAGCCGAAAAAGAAATTTGTGCAAAGATTGGAATGCGCAGGCAGTTAACCAACAGGGCTATCGGAACAGTAAACCAAAAGGTACATACTAAAGATTCTTTTGAAGTAGATCGAGACGGTTTTGCAGGAGAGATGGCCTTTTGTAAAATCTTCCGAATCTATCCAGACTTTGAAAACAACCGAGCCGATGCCGATGCTTATCATCCAGAACTCAAATGGGTAGATGTGAAGACGGCTCCTGAGAGCCACCACAACCTATTGGTACGCCAACCCAAAGCTGATCACCCAGCCGACACATACGCTCTCGTTATCGGAAAATGGGAGACAGGAGTGTTCAGCTACGTTGGCTATGCTACAAAAGAGATGGTCTTTAGGGATGATAATCTCGTAGATCCCGGTTTTGGGGTTTGCCACATGATTAAAAGAAAGGATTTAATTTTGCCATGACCAATACACACATCATGCTCGACATTGAAACTTTAGGAACTAGTCCTAAGTCAGTTATCTTTGCAGTAGGGGCTGTAAAAATAAAAGACAATAAGATAGCTGGAAGTTTTTTGGGATACCCATCGATTGAGTCATGCTTAGATTTAGGACTCACTATTGAAGCAGACACGCTCAAGTGGTGGATGACTCAAAGTGACGATGCTCGCAAGCAATTCAGTGAAAAGACAGGCAAATTAAAAGAGATACTGAGCGATTTTAACTACTGGTGCGGCACTTCAAACGATCTATACCTCTGGGGAAACGGTGCTGACTTTGATAATGTTCACCTCGCTGAGGCTTACAAGGCGTGTAAGATGAATCAACCGTGGAAGTTCTGGAATAGTAGGTGTTTCAGAACAATCAAAGGGCTGTACCCAGACACTATCTCACCTTTAAAGGTCGGAACTAAACACAATGCTCTGAATGATGCTTTAGCTCAAGCGCACCACCTTATCCAAATATTTAAAGACAATGGACTACCCTACTGATCCTATTCCTATCTGGATGCTGTTCCTTCTAATAGGAATTATCTTATTTCTAATTTTCTTTTAGTTAGTCTACCTTTATTGGTTGACTCATGTTCTACAATGTGTCATTAGTTATTTATTAACTCAAAAAACTAACATGACACTATATACATTATCTTACACACTCCACGGAAACGAAGACGAGCTTTACTACTTGCCTACAAAAAAAGCAGCGTTGGAATACTTAAAAGAAGAAAAAGAGCGCCACGGCAAAACCAATATTACTGATGCAAGTATCAGCTCTTTTGATTTTAAACTTACAAAAAAAGACATTGCCAGTCTTTTGAACAGCGAAGTAGGCACAGGCTTTTAATTCGAAACTCCCTTAAGGGGAGTCATCAGCCTTTAGCAAGTTGATCTGACGAGATAGCTAATAACTCAAAAAAACTAACATGGTAACATTAAAAACATTAAACAAAGCATTTGCCAGCTTAGGCATAGAACTTGTATGGGGTAACTCATGCGGAAGCGGAAGGTACTTTTACTTCATTATCTCAGACATCAAGCAGTGTCCTCTGCAATTCTGTAAGGGTGAGATTTTTGGTAACGACCATCAACTCGAAGAGTCATGGGGCTATGGATTCCCATTAAATCACATCACTCCTACAGGGTGGATGGAAGAGGCCGTAAGCCAACTGATTAGCGTTGCAGAGCACTGGGACAGAGGTAATCACAAGTTCACCAACTGGGAAAAAACAGCCATGAGAATGGTACTCCACGACAAGTTGTCTAAGAACTACAAAGTTGCTGAGACTTACAAGCACCCTAAGCCAGAATCAGTCAACTGGAACCATCACGTTGTAAAGGAGGAGGCATAAGATGGATATTTGCAGAAGAGACAAAATAGAAAAAATCAGTAGCGACAAACTTCAAGCGCAACTCAAAATACAATATGAAAATTTTGAGGATACACCTAATCAATCACGCATTGAGTTTTTGGAAACGCTCATCAATAACTACAACAAAGAACTTAGAGCATTGAGGCAGGATATAAGAGGCTGGGTTTTAGATACACAAATCGACAGCCTTTTTAAAAACAAGAAGGTTTTAGACGAGCCTTCTTTTTCAGGACCAGAGGACTACTGGTATCTTGAGAATTACGAGGACTATCTCATAAGCAGAGCAACGTGGCACATCAATAACGGAGGACCAATGAATAATAATTTCAAGTATGATGCTTTTGTCATAGGCATAGATAGAATTCACGATGATGGAAGCCGAGAACATCTTTCAACTTTAACAGTTGGAGATATGTGGGATGAACCTAACTGGGAAAGGGGCGCATAAGATGAAGATCGACAAACTAGGATTTATCAGAGACGAAAAGGGGTGCTATGTGTTTCAGGACATTGGAGTGTTTCACTCTCCAGTGAATACAGTCAGCGATCCCCAAACCCTCTTTACAGAACTCCCTACGAGCAGGGAAATTATGGCACGGGTCAAGGAGGTTAACCCTACAAACCCTAAGAAATTTTGTAGGCGTGATTTATGCAACCTAACAAGCAGGAAGGTTCTCAACACCACCAAAGGGACTATCGACTTAGGCAGTATGCCTCTCGAATTTGCCGACTGGACATGGGATGAGGATGTTAAGCCGTACCTTCAAAAAGGTAGCCAGATCGAAGAGAAATGGATGAGCTTTAAAGTTCACGCTCGTTGGACAGTAAGGGAGGGCGCATAAGATGGGAAAAATAACATATACAAAAAGGGATCTTTGGTTGGCTTATAAAACCTATCTTCAGGCAAGTCCTAGATCAAAAACGATCCACGTAACAATCGAGATGGAGGTAGATAGAAACGAATTTGTTGCATCACGATTAGTTGGAGAAAGCTTTAATCAAGAAGACTTTGAAAAAGCAGAGCCGCTTTTTGAGCCAGAATACACTGAACACGTAAGTTCATTAGTGTGGACTGAAGTGGTAGAGAAACTATCTGACCTGCACGGGTCAATAACAATAAAGGAGGAGGCATAAGATGGATACACCAGAAGAGTTTCTAGAAGTAGTTAAAAAAAGTTATCCGAAAGCTGAGAGAATCTATCTATCAGCTTTTAGGTGGGGTGCTCCAACCGACAAACATAACCCTACTGCTGGCAAAGATATAATTACCAAAAGTACCCTGATGGATGTAGATGGTAATATAAAAAAGTTTACATGGCTAAACACTTGTTTCACATGGTTCCCTTATGAAAAAAGCACAGAGCAAACCCTACAGGAAATGTTTGGAGAGGACATGGAAATTTCTATGCCTTTACTGTCCTACCTATACAAGCATGGGGTAACCAGAATCCGTATTTTGGTAGAGGGTGACGGTCAAGAGTTGGCAAGAATGGCAAGCTACGGTCTTAGTGAGTTTGGCTTCTATTTCAAAGGCTGTACTCCACAACAACGTAGCGGGCTGATGGCTCTTTAAAAAAACTTAGTGGGTCTACCTTTTAATTGTTGACTCATGTGTCAGTTTGTTTCATATTAATACCAACTTAAATAACTCAAAAAAACTAACATGGCTAAAACAACTTCTTTTCCTTCCTTATTTCCAACCTTTATGTTCGGCTTCGGTCAGAAGCTAAAGCTCGATTATCAGTACGATATTGAGATGGACGAATGGATTGGTTTTCCTATCTTCGATTCACTTGATGATGACGAGGCATGGATGGACGACCCTCGCTGGGATATTCCTAGGAAAGAGCTTCGTCTTATCACACAGACATACAACGAAGCAGGCAAATGGGATTCAGAAGTGTTAAACCCAGACAGAGCATTGGCTGACCTTAAAACCAATCTCCAGCACTTCCATAATTTTGGATGGGGGTCAGAAGGCAAAGATAAGTGGAGCGCATAATTTAAATAACTCAAAAAAACTAACATGAAAAAAACCACACCTTCCCAATACGCTATAGATAGACAATATCAGATCGCAGATGCTTGGCGCTTCAGAAATGGCAAGTTTAAAGACTACACACTCGAAGAGTGGAGACAGAAGAAAAAAAACAAGAATCCTGCTGTTGCCTCTTCCCACCTTGCTTGGGTTATTACACAATGGAACGATGAATTTTTCGACAGAGAATTTGGATTCGATAGAGTCTACGGCAAAGATCTGTTGCTCAAAAAAATTGCCCTCGTTATGAAATATGAAGGCAAGTGGCATCACATGACAAAATTTAAGGAGCCGTGGGATCTTATTGAGGCTCTTGAGGACTTTGCTTCAGGTATGCAGACAATGGCTAATTTTATGATTAATAACCCAAGGAGGGTCGCATAACATGGATACAGCACAAAATCTTCACCCTTTCGAGAAGTCAGGCATGGGCATAGGCCCATTTGAGTTCGTTGGCAGTATACTTTTACCGTCATCTACATTTGCAGAGCATAACCCCAGTGCTTACCAAGCAAGCCTAAAGGAAGCGCACGGCGAAGCCAGCAGGCACGGAGTCAGGTTAGGCAGTTGCAATCACTGCGGTACTGGTCTTATGCACCACTGCATTATTAAAGATTCTAATGATGTTAGATTTGTAGTCGGTAATATCTGCGTCCAAAAGACTGGTGACGGTTACCTTGGAGATAAAACTAAGGTAGCCGCTAGAAAAATGGCGGCTGAGGTCAAAGAGCTTAATAAACAGATCAAGCATGAGCAGTGGCTCGCATCTCCCTCTAAGGAAAATCCTGAGTTGAGCAATGAGCAGTTGGCTGAAGTCAAAAGACAGGAACGTGAAGCTCGTTACAGGCGTGAGGCAATACTTTCTCGTGAGAGGTTTGTAGCTACTTACTCAAAAGCCTGTGAAACTTGGGGATTTTACTTTGATAAAGTTTGGGGTACTACAGACCTTAAAAAGCTAGAGAAAATTTTAGATGACGCTTATCAGGGCTTTACCGTTAGCGTCACTCAACAGATGATGAGAGGTGAAAGTCTCTCTTGGAAACAGTGGGACATCTGCGCTGACATCTATGCTAAAACAGCAGGTCGCAGTAACAGCAGAGCCTATGGCGATGCATACGATGAATTTTCTAACCAAGTTATCCACCTTCGTGACTAGGTGAGCCAACATTTAAAGATTGATATGACATTTGAAGAATACGCAGAAATGAACGAATACACTCACAAGGGTGGAGGATTTTACGAGGACGCTGGCGGAGGCATCGTTTACGAGGACAGCATCATTGAGGAGATGGAAGCAGAGTACCCCGAATCAAAAGATAATTAATATGGAAACACCAAAAACATTATACGTTAAAGCCAAGGCTGGCAGACTCCACGCAGAGGAGATACTTAAAGCTCTTGAGAGAACCAGAGAAAAGCTGGAGGACAGCATGAATGAAGTTGATGATCGAATCAAAGACGTTGTCAATGAGCGTAAAGACTTTGAAGCAATGGAAGAAAGGCTTTTAAAGAAGGTTATACCACAGCCTTGGCACGGATAAAATGATAGCCAATTCAAAGATCATGTTAGGTGATTGCAGGACTGAGCTAGACCTATTGGAGGAAGGGTCGGTTCAGTCTTGCATAACTTCCCCACCCTATTGGGGACTTCGAGACTATGGTACAGCCACTTGGATTGGAGGTGATTCTAATTGCTCTCATCAGAGAGACTCAAAACTTAAACCAGAGAACACATTAACAGGTCATAAAAATTTAGAAAAAATGAATGGCGTTGGTGATTCCATTTATAAAACAGAATGCCCTAAGTGCGGTGCCATCCGTAAAGATGATCAGCTTGGGCTGGAATCCACCCCAGAAGAATATGTTGCCAGCATGGTGGATGTATTCAGAGCCGTTAAAAGGGTCTTAAAGGACGATGGAACGCTTTGGCTTAATCTTGGCGACACTTACTGCGGAGCAGGACACAAAGACGATGGCAAGGATCCTAAGCACAAAGAAGGTAGAAACTGGGACGGACACAAAGCCCCTAACAACAAGGTTGAAGGACTAAAGCCAAAAGACCTTATCGGTATTCCTTGGAGGGTTGCCTTTGCGTTGCAGGCAGATGGCTGGTATTTGAGGCAGGACATCATCTGGCACAAACCGAATCCGATGCCAGAACCAGTCAAGGATCGCTGTACTAAATCACACGAGTATATATTTCTGATGAGCAAGTCTGCGAAGTATTATTATAATAATGACGCTATTAAGGAGAGGTGCGAGGAGTCAAACATTGAAGATTACAAGCGCCGCAATACTTTTGACAATAAAGGCACAGGGAAAGGAAGTTACGAGGAGGCTCGTCCCGATCTTTGCAGGGGGCGGGAAGCTTATATGCCTGACGACTTTATGCGTAACAAGCGTGATGTATGGACGGTTAACACACAGCCCTACAAAGATGCTCACTTTGCTACCTTCCCAACTAAACTCATTGAACCTTGCGTATTAGCTGGATCACAGGTAGGAGACACCGTACTTGACCCATTTGCAGGCTCAGGAACTACAGGTCTAGTCTCAGTAGAAAACGGCAGGAATTTTGTAGGAGTAGAACTTAACTCAGACTACAAAAAGCTGGCAGAGCAGAGAATAAATACAGCGCAACCATCGCTTTTTAATTATACATCAACCACAAAAACACTAACATTATAAATCTAATAACCATGGAACTTAAAATACTCAAAACTAAAGAAGAAAAGCCTAGCCTTAAAGAGGCTCAAGAATTTGTAGGTGGACTCGTAGAGCTAGTAACTTTACCAGAAGGTGACCAGTTACTAGTCAATGAAGAAGGAATTATGCACAATTTGCCAATCAATTATCCAGCTTCGTTTCAAGCCAGCACAATCATTTTAGGCAATGCAATTCTTTTAGAAGAAGAAGCACGGTGGGATTGAAAGGATTTACTCTATCTTAAACGGCTTTGGGATAGAGTGAAATTGCTGTAATAACAGCATTATTGTTATATTGCACACATAACTACCAACCCCTTCCTAGGTAACTGGGAGGGGGTTTTTTGTGTATTAACCCCATGCAATCCAAGGGACGCAATCGTAACCTGCCCTTTTTCATCCCCCTAAAAGGGCATATTAACTAATTGATTAACTTTAGTTGACCTTTTGAGTCTATAAACGACATTTAGACTCACGCCACTGGGGGCTTAAGATATGGCGTTAAAATCTATATACAAAAGATCGAGGAATCCTATGGAAGGAATGGGAGCATTGCCTGCTGGCAATCCATCAATGGCACAAGGGCAAAGATCACGTTTTCCTAAACAAAGGTGGAGGCCGTTATCACGACAACCTCAAGCTCATACTCCCTACAAACTTGCAGTCAAAGGTAGGAAACTAAAGCAGAGAGGTCGTGCTATCATTGATGCCAACCCGTACAAGACATCACTACAAGCCTTGCAAAGAGGCACAAATATCCCAATTAGATTAATTGGAGGAGAGGTACGAGGACACGGAGCATCAAAGTATTCACGCCAACGCAAACGCCAGCTAGAGCAGGATGAAATGAAACAGCAAGTTTTAGAGAATGCTGATAAGGGTGCTGGAGAAGTAAAAAATAAACAGGAGAGAGATGATGATAACTGGCGTGAGTTCTTTCCTATGGTAGCCGACAAGAGGAGTGGGCTGGAGCGGTTGCGTTTAGAGGATCAGCTGAAAGGTATGAGTTCTTGGGAAAGGCGTAAATTCCTAAAAAAATGGAAAGAAGATAACAGCCAAGACCCTCTCGCAATGAACACAAAAAATATGCAAGAGGGTAATGCCTAAAAAAATTTAATTAAAACAAAGCAAATAAATGTATAAATTTAGCAGAACTATTGATGGAAAAACCATTGAACCCTTAAACGATGGAGTAACACAAGTAGCGCCATTACCTGACTTCACTTCAGAAAGTAAGTATGTGAAGATCACAGTAGGAGCCAACACTGAATCGAATGTAACTTTGCCAGATGGATGCATAGGCTTTGAGATTGAAACTCAACTCACTGACCTCATCATTGATTGGCAGGGTGCTACAGGTATTCCAAACAGATTAACAGCGACAACAATAACAGCCAGCAACTTCAGCCCAGGCATTATAGCTCCCACGGAAAGAAGATCATTTACTGTAGGCTCACTTAAAAAGATTTATCTTTACTCACCAACAGCAGGTGATGTGAACATCTACGTCTTTTAATGAATAGAGGCACAAGACTAGGAATAAGTAGTCGTCAATCAGAGCGTTCTACAGGAAGAAGTCAGTTAGACCCAACTGAACTCAAGAGAGATTACAATTTTCTCTCAGGGAAACTGCATGGCGACATAACTTTCAGTAGAGGCAGTAACGCAACTCTCGTGGGGTCTGATGGGCTGATTAAGTATGCTCCTCATAACTTGTTACCAAGATCAAACGAGTTCACGCATTCTGATTGGAACAACCCCACTAAGATGACTGCTAATAGGGCTATTAGTCCTACAGGTGAAAACAACGCATCTGAGATTACGACAGAGAGTGCGATCTATGATTCAGTTGGTAATGTTGGCGGTAATATTACTATCTCCATCCATGCCAAAAAGAATACAGCCACTCACTTCGTTTTGTCAGGGGGTTATCCTACAGCCAATCGTGTTATCTTTGATCTTGAGACAGGCGTAGCTTGTCAAGTTGTTGGAGTCGCTAAACACACATCTGAAAGCCTCGGAAATGGTTGGTTTAGATTTTCCGTTAGCGTACCGAGTAGTTCAACGGATTACATTCAATTCTCAGGACGATCATCATGTGCTTATGCATCGAATAACAGAGTCGTAGGTGTCTATGTGTACGGAGCGCAGATTGAACGCACATTTGATCTGAACTCTGGGCCTCAAGCCTACATTGAAACTACAGGATCAGCAGTTCATGGTGCTCGCTTCGACTACGACAAAGACGGAAACAGCAAGGGATTACTTATTGAAGAGGCGAGGACTAATTTATTTACTAACTCAGATTTTACTTCTGGTTGGGCTTGGTACAACAATCTAAACCCTGCCCCTATATTAAATGCAGGAACAGATCCTAGTGGTGGCAATAACGCTGTTAAAATAATAAACGATAGCGGTAACGAGTATAAACTATTACGCCCTTCTACAAATCCTACTGCTACAACCGATAATACTTATTGTGCAAGTGTATACGTCAAAGACGCAGGTTCGAGATATTTGGTATTCTATTTAAGTGATTCTGCTAGTCGTGCGCTACAAGTTGATTTACAAACAGGCCAAGTTGCTTCTTTTAATGGCAATGGTGGTTACGGAGTTGAGGAAGTAGGTAACGATGGATGGTACAGGGTATGGTTTAGCCACACGATGACTGCTACTATGGGAAGTATAAGCATAGTCCCTTCTAATAGTTCTTATGCTACGAGTCTTGCAGGAAACGGAACTGATGGCTTATTGGTATGGGGCGCACAATTTGAGCAGGGTTCCTTCCCAACATCGCTCATAGGAACCTACGGAGCTTCTGCAAGTCGTTCTGCGGATGTAGCTAAAGTAGATGGTCTTGCGTTTAGTAGATTCCATAAAGAAGGAACAGGAGGAGCTTGGCTTGTTGACTCAACAGAATTAGCTGAAGACAGAACAACTCAATCAAGTCCATTTCTAGTACATGAAAGCGGTGGCTCTAGATTGAGGGTAGGCCCAAAAGTTGGCGGTGGTGCTACCAATGCAATTGCGGTCTATTACCAAGATGGTGGTGATATGATTTATAGTGCAGGGGCGTTAGGAACTGTCACTAAGGGCGTTAAGTCTAAGCTAGGAGTTACCTTTAAAACAAACGATGGAGCATTTACTCGTGATGGGAAAACACCGAATACCGACACAAGTATTGCTAATATTTACTCACCAACAGAATTAAGACTTGGGGACAACGGATCAGGTACTACAGTCTTTTGTGGTCACATAGCTAGACTTCGTTATTTCAATAAAAGAATTTCAAACAACAAACTAAAGAAGGAAACAGATACACCTTTCTTATTAAACAAATATCCTAGAGCAAAAGCCGCACACTCTTTAAGAGCCTTGATGGATGATTCAGCTAACAGCCCAGTTACCAGAATTAGAAGATCCTACGATAGTTTTGAAGCAGACTACACAGCTAATCAAGTTTCCAATGGTGAGTTAGAGAATGATTTTAAATCGGAAGCACAAACCACATTGCCACTCGATGTTTCTGTCGAAGCTGATGAGATGGTAGTTAATGGAGACTTTTCTCACGCTTCTAATGGATGGGTACTTGATACAGGATTCTCTATTGGAAGCGGTACTTTGAACAGAGCAGCAGCAAGTGCATCTTTTGCGCAAGTTAGCTCGATGGGGGTAGTGGTAGGCAAGACTTATGACATTAATTTTGATATAGTCAATCATTCGACTGGCATAAACTATTTATCCTTTGGAGGAGATTATTTAACAAAGACACAAAATTCTAATGGTAGTTATAGCTATAGAATAACAGCTACCTCTACTCAGAAACTTCAATTTTACGCAGGGACTAATGCAGTTTACTCTATAGACAACATATCAGTCAAAGAGGTCAACCCAATAGCAACTGGCTTCTCTACTCGTCTTATTAATGCTGATTACAAAGGTAAGCCTCTAATGAGAATTAGGAATCAATCCAATGTAGAGGCAGAACTCTATGCTGATGCAAATGATCAAATTTCACTCTCATCAAGTATCAAAGGATCTAGTCAAAATCTTCTTGCATACTCTGAAAACTTTGGTGAGTGGGGGGTTCAAAATTCATCAGTCCAAACTTCAGGTCAAAGCGATCCAAACGGAGGGCAGAATGCGTGGCTTATTTCTGGAGGAACAGCAGCAGCAGGAGGAGTAACTTTAGATGTAGCTGTAACAAACGATAAATACTACACCCTGTCTGGATATTTTAAAAAAGGTACATCAACAAAGACACGACTTTCCATTCATTACAAATATATTGAATGGGACTGGAGCACATCAGGAGTACCTTCGCTAACTGCTAATAGTTCAGAACCTTTAAGCATAACATTCACTCCTGTAGGCACTGATGGATGGTATAGGATTAGTTTTGTTTGGGAAGCTACTGCTACTGCTACTCGAACTATTAATATTGATCCTGATAGAAACAACACTAACAAAACAGTCTATGCGTTCGGAATGCAGTTGGAAGAGACACAATACGAGTCCACACCTTCTGGAAGTGAGAAGGTAGACAATGGAACCTTTGATACAGACACAGGTTGGACAAAAAATAGCGGTTGGACAATAGCAGATGGGAAGGCAACTAAAAATAGTGGGGATGCGAATTACATGACCGATGACTTTACAGGTAATGGGAGGTTTGAGATTACATACACTATTTCTGATTACGTTTCTGGGGATGTTAAACTCAGAGTAGGAACAGGGTTTAGTTCAATCACTCGAACTGCGAACGGAACATATACAGAAACTCTTCACAAAGACAGTGCTACTTTTGGGTTCTATGGGTCAGGGGAATTTTCAATTGATAATGTTTCGGTTAAAGAAACTCTGCCAGTCCTTCAGACCTATTCTCAAACCCCTGTAATAGTTTCAAGTCATCACAGCACAACTGCGACTGATTTACAGAGCTTCGCAGGAAAAGAGAATTTGATACCGTATTCTGAAGATACTAGTGAGTGGAATAACCTAGGGGGTGCTAATGTTAATCTTACGTCAGGTCTTGCAGATCCATTCGGAGGTACTAACGCGTTCAGTATACAATCAACAACAGCAAGTTTTTTAAATAATTTAAATACTAAGACTGCCGCTGTCATAGAACCTAACTCAACCAATACATATTCTTTCTTTGTTAAAAAGGAAACTAGTAAAACAAACTTTGGTGGCGTAGCAATCAATATAACAGGAGGAACAACTAAGATCGGCTACATAATTATAGATGAAGTCAATGGAACAGCCGTCAATACAACTGACTCAACGATTAACACTCCTACCATTAGTGTCACAGAGCCAATCACTGGTTGGTACAGAGTAGCCATAACTGTAGAAGACACTCACTCGAATACTAATGCCTTTATGATATTTTATTCTGGGTTATCTTCAAACGGCACAACACTTTCTGCTGTAACAGGATCACCCCGAACAATCTTTGGCGCACAGCTAAACACAGGTTCAACTTTAAAAACATATCAAGCCACAACAGGCACAGCCCTTACTGGCGACTGCCACCTATCCGTCTGGTATTGTCAGAATGGAAATTCTGATTTTGTGAACGATACAGCAAGTGAACAGCCTCGTATTGTTATGGGATCTGAACTCGTTACCGACAGCGGTGGCAAGGCTTCTGTTTACTTTGATGGAGGTGATACGTTAGACAACAATACTCTTGCAGGGAATAACAGGTTAGATAGTTATACAATTCAAGATACAAGCGATTCTACTTATGTCATTCCTTCTTCCGCTACTTCTGGATCGCATTATGGCATCTATGCTAATAATGATACAAGCTCTTCGGCAGGAAGTCATGCAGGATCAGCTAGTTTTGGTACACCTAATATTTACAGAAATGGAGCAGTTTTCAGTACTTCAACATTAAACGACGTTCATGACGGCTTAACAGGGAAAAGCAATCTTCTAACAATGGAAGGTGCAAGTACGAGTGTATGGACATCTTTTACTGTAGGACACTACTTCAACAACAGTGCGCCAAGTTTTAACTTCACAGGAAAAATATCAGAAATGGTCTTCTTCCCTAACATGGATTCATCACCAAAACGGTTCAACATCGAGCAGAATATGTTGAATCACTTTGATATAGGTTTGATGGACATAGACTTTGAAGGTGTCTCAGCGACTGACATGAGTAACAATACCATCATAGGGCCAAGTGGAAACTCCACGATAGGTTCAGTTGCGTTGTCAGGAGAAACTTCCAACCCAATCAGTGGGACTAATTCTCTTAAACTTTCGATCACTGGTGGTAACAATAATACTTACCCTAGAATCTACACAACAGCCAATGGATCTATGCCCGAAGATGCTCAGATTGGTACAAAATATAGAGTCACCTTTGATACCAAACTTGTTAGCGGTTCAGCCACTTTAGCAGGACTGGGGTTTGCTGATGGAGGTAACAAAGAGAAAGGCTTCTTGAATACAAATAGTACATCTGATAATGTTGTTTTGTCAGGAACCCAGTCGCATTCATTTGAAAACACAATAACTGAGTTAACTGGAACTGTTAGCGCACGTAACGATTTGTTCTGGTCATGGAGAGGTACAGAAGGTGACAGCGTGGTCTTGATAGACAACATTAAAATCAAGAAGATAGGCTTCACTGGCTTCGTAACAACTCTATACGACCAGACAGGAAACAACTGCCATGCCCTTCAATCCACTGCTGCTTATCAGCCTCAGCTTGTTAGCGGAGGTGACTTAATCAAGTCAGGGAATCATCCTGCTTGGGAACACGTTACAGCTTCTAATATGTTGATGGAGGGCAAAATACAAGCTGCCCATCTTGATGCTTGGTTTGTTGCTGAACCAGACTCAGCCGACACTCATTATTTATATCCTGCGAACTACGCCTCAACAGGGGATCATGGTTTTGTTGCTCAAGACACAAGTAGTACAAATGCTTTACTTGCAGATTATGGTAACCCTACTTTATATGCAAATGGCACTTCACTAGGAACAACAGGAGCTTCTTTAACAAGAGATGGCATTCATACTTCTTTAAGTGGTCGTAAGCTAGTCCATCACCAAGGTGCTGACACAGCGGATTGGGCAAAGCTACAGATGGGTTATTTTGGTTCTACAAGTGACAGTACATTCAACTTCCAAGGTAAGTTTTCCGAATGGATCTGGTATGACTCAGATCAAAGCTCTAATAAGACAGGCATCGAATCTAACATTAATTCACATTATAATATCTATAGCTAAAAATCATGGCATATCTAATATTTAATTCTAAAGAAGAAGCTCAAGCTCGAAGCGAACAGGCAGCAAAACAAAAGAACACTTCTTATTGGAGTACTGGATCAGGAACCAGATTTTGGTGGGGTGTTGGAGAGGAGGCATCTCAAGAAGATCCAAGAGCATTTATCCAGATACAAAAGAACACTTGGACTGACGAGGAGACTGAAGAGGAACACGTAAGCATCCCTGATGAAGCCCTGCTCACTGAAGAAGAGATAGAGTCTCTTGCGTCTGAGCTTCCAGAAGACTGGATTTACCCACCTGATCCTATGGCAATAGACAACGATAACGAGGACGAGGACGAGGACAATGAAGAAGACCCACTTTCCGATTAATGAGAGATATACTTTTAAAGTTCGATTCCAAAGAGCAGTCTGTTTCCTTCGCTGAAGACAACGGCTTTACTTCCATTGTTGAAGCTGAAGGCGAGGAGAAGATCAACATTATAGAGCAGGGAGAAGACTATGTGTTTACAATCATTGGTGAGCACTGGATTGATACAGGTGAAACTGAAGAATGGAGAGATGAAGACGGCACAGTTCATGAACACAAAATCATGGAGAGTGATGATGCTTGGTGGGTATTATTCAGGGACATGGGAGACAGGGACATGACACCTGCTGAAGATTACATCGTGTGGCATAGTGACATGTTGGAAAAAGTCCGTGCCAGACAAGCTGACGGTACTTTTGAGTCCGATGACCCTAATACACCAGAAGACGAGGCATGGATTGAACAATCTGTCCCACGCCCTGCAAATGCTCCTGACCGAGTGTTTTGTTAGTGGCATGACCCAACCTTTTAAAGTAGACTATTACAGATATGGCTAGACCTAAAAAAAACCCATTTGGAGAGAAAAAAAACAATGGAATTGGGTATGATGGGACTAGAACAAATAACCCATACGCAACGCCTACAAGCAGTCGCAAAAGACGACAGCAATGGGATATGGCTAATCAAGCCAATTTGGTATGGGAAGAGAAGCAAGCCGCCAAAAGAAGAGCCGCCGCCAACCGAGCCAGAATAGAGCAGGATCGAATAGCCGCTGACAACGAGAAAAATAACAAGAAGGCTCGTGAGGCATTTATAAGGAAGAACAATATAAAGCCTGCCAGTATTGATCACTGGTATGAAGAAGGAGGAGTACAAAGGCCATATTTTAATCAGTCCAAAGATTGGGAATCACAGGGGTTTGAAGCTAATGAGTTTGGTGTAGCCTCAGAAGTATTTCGTAACCGTAAAGGTAAATATGAAAGAAGGGATCCTTTAAAAACAGGCAACTACAAAATAGATCCTAAAACAGGTGAAACTTATATCACACTTCCTGACGGCACAAAGTACCCAATAGGAACAAATAAAGAAAAGTATTTTGAAGCAGTACAAGATAAGGCGGTAGAGCAAGCTAACGCATTTGAATTAAACAAAGAACAAGAGGCTGAAAATAAAGGATACGATCTTGATAAGAAAAGAGCTGAGGTCAGCGCTCAACAAAGGCTAATTGACCATCGAAAGAAAACTACAAAGGGATATGAAGCAGGCGAGAAAGGTGTCAGAAAACTAACATCTCAAAATAAACAGTATGACGAGGACTACGCAAATCTCCAAACCTTAGAAGAAGAGCAAGCCAGATTACAGAACGAGAAGACTCAAACTGACTATGAGGCCATCAAGCAAGCTCGATTCACCAATTACTTAAAGACTAGACCTTACACAGGCAGTCTCGATGAGTCTTTGAGGAGCCTTGAGGAGTACGAGGAGAAAGGCAGTCTATATAAAAACATAGGGCCAGCTGGATCCTTTTACATGGCTCCTCTTGATCAAGGCACTGAGAATGAAGAAAAGCGCCCACCTGAAGCAAACCCTGTAAACACATCAGAAGGTAAACTTCAAGTCACTCCACCAAAAGATGACCAAAGCGACAGCACGGTTGAAGTACAAGCTATTGGTGAAAGTCTTCATTCAGGAACAACAGTTCAAGACAACAAGGTAAAGATTAAAGCTCATCACGCTGAGAATAATCCAAAGGACGAAGAGGCACAAATTAAAGCCACCGAAGCCAAAGACAAACAAGCGAATCGTAACTCACCAACTAGCGAAAAAGCTCAAGCTCAAATCCCTGTCATATTAAACGCTCCTGACGTTAGCTTATCAAAGCTATATCAATCCATCGATGAGCTAACAAACACTGATGAAGGCCAGCCTAAGCTCGCTATTGGTACTGCTGGCTATGATGGATCAAACATCAGTGTCGCCAAGAGACAATTACAAGAAGAAGCTAGAGAATATTCTCTAAAATATATCTACCAGCAAATGCTTGCTGATCTAGATAACGATATCACTAAATCAAAAATACACACCTACCTACTGATGGGTAATGAGGCAGGTTCAATATTTGGTCTTACAGGTGATAAATTAAGACCTCAGACACAAGGAGCTTACGAAGATTATAGAACTGGCATGGCCTTTGAGTCTCTAAAGGATAACCCAACAAAAATTAAAAACTGGGAAAAGAAACTTATCGCCAAAAGACTTAAGGAATACGAGGATAACCCTCCATGGAGAATTGAAGCTGGCGCTACTCCATTTAATGTAGAGCCAACAGCAGAGTGGTTTGATCAAAACATTAACGTCCTAGCATTGCTGAATGCTAAAAAAAGAATGGAGGATCACTATCAACAAGATCGTGATCACAAAGGCACAGAATGGCAACACGTTGAGGTAGACGAAAGGACAGGACTTGGATTCTCAATGAGGCTTCAGGAAGGCAATAAAGGTAAACCAATATTTGAATACAAAATAGACGGTGACTTAGGAGACAGTTCTATCACGAAGGTTAATGAGTATAAATCATGGGATAAGCTCACCATGAAAGAACACATGGACTTTGTGTCCGAAAACCTCGCTGTCATGAGGCAAGACGTAGGCTGGTTCCAAGATACATTTAATAGGCTTGTAAAAAAATATGGGCAAGGGGTGATGAACTTAGCCTACTTACCTCATCGAACTTTTGGAACTTACTATTGGGCAAGAGGTACTGAAGAGCTTAAAAAAAGAGTTAATGATCAATACGATAAAGTATTTCCTACCAGTGTGGCTTCTGACTTCAAAGCCAGAACTTCTACTGCCGCTCAAACGTGGAATGGTTTAGTAGACGGATTTGCCCAACTTTTTCAGTTTTCACAAGCTTATAAGGCTGGAGGATTTTGGGGTGCATATAGCACCAACTTCGCAACGCAATCAGAGGCAATGGTAAGTGAAGCCTTTGAGGCTGGCATGAGTCCAAAGGGAACTTTGGCTTTATATGTAAACGCTTCCCTAATTGCAGGGGTTGATTCCTTAGCTGACAGGTTCCTTATAAAGTCTGGATCAGTTTTTAAAAATGCGTTACCAAAATCTGCGTATCAAAAGTTAGTTGCGACAACAGGTGGCAGATATTTAACGGCTACAGGTGGACTGTTAGCAAAAGGTGGAACTGAAGGTGGAACAGAAGTTGTTCAGACCTTTTGGGAAAATGTTTATGCGCAACACTCTTTTGATCCTGACAGAAAGTACAGCGAAGGAGGGCTAGTCTCTTTCTATGTCGGCGCACTATTAGGTACAACTATGGGTACTCGCTCCTTTGCTACTGACATCAGTCAAGGCAAGCAGAGAGCAAAAGATGTACAAGTCGTAGCAGAAGAGCTTAAGAAAATAGAAGATGCCGAAAAGGGTGGAGATACAGCTAAAGAAGAACTTTCCAAAAATGCAGATGAAGAGGTTAATTTGGGTGACATCATTGACGCTAGAAATTCCGTTACTGCCGCTCACGCCAATAAAGCCGCAAGCTTACTTAACATAGGTGTAGCAAAACAAACCGTTGCTAGAATCTTAGCTAATCAAAACATATCTCCTGAAACACAGGAAGCTATTCTACTTTCAGTCAGTGAAGGCGGTACAGGACTTTTCAATGCTATTGCTGTCGGTAATAAATACTCTCAGGACATTCCCCTTCTAAGTGAAGAAAACATCAATGCAATATTTGCCGCACTAGAGGTTAACGGTGAAGCAACGCTCTCAGAGAAGGATGCCGCCGTAGCCGCACTAGAGGGATACATATTTATAGCTAGAGAAGCTGAAAACATTCTAGAAAACGGTAAAGCCACACTAGATGAATACGCACAACCTCTTATCGAAATAGGACTTGCAACTCAAGACCCTGATGGTGGCATGAAGGTTAATGCTTCAGCCGCCAAAATACTTCCACACAACTTAGCTGAAAGAGTTCGTAATGAAGCTGACGTACAAGCCAGAGGAAAGATCGACACTAATGTTGAATCAGCAATGGAGGGAGATACGGCTACCGACAGTGCCATTGATGAAAACATTGAAGATGGACGCAAGACTATTTCTGCTGTTGCTGATGATGTACTTAATGAGCCTACAAAAACAAAGTATGAAATAAGAATTGTACCTAAGAGCGATCCTGAAAACTACATAGCGCTTACTCCAATGGAGTTAAGCAGTGTTGAGAAGGGAATGGAGATAGGTAGAACAAATGCCAAAACCCTAGGCATAGTGGGTGAATACGAGATTGAAGTTACTCAACTCAGCCCTCCGCAAACACAAGACGTACCAGAGCTTAAGCCAGCTAAAAGAGTAGACGGACAAGAGAAGCCTGAGACTACTGAACAAACTAGTGACTTAACTGACGAGCAAAGAACTACTCTTGATGAAGAGCAGGCTAGAGAAGCTGACTCTATAGCAGACTCACAGGCACAGCGAGAGGCTCAAGAACAGGAAGCCAATATTGGTGTACCTAAAAGCCGAGGAGAATTTGGACAAGATAAAGTTGGCACTGGAGAATTTGGACAAGAACTCCCATCGACTCAGAACAGAGCTGACGGAGTTGATATAAAAGACGATCAAGAAACAATACAAACACCACAAGGAAATGTACAGGAAGACATCAATGACCCAACTACCTTCACAGGCGAAGCCGAAAGCGTACGCCAGCGAGAAAAAAACAAAGAAGAAGAAGAAAAAGAACCCATACAAGAGCAGACTTCGCCCAACGAAGAAAGGGTACTGACTCCACAAGTAGAGACTCCAGTTGGAAAGCCAAGAAAGACTTCTGACTTAGTTGATAACTTTGAGCAGGATCCCGTTATAGCCGCTATCATTGATGAGGGTGGCTTAATCTCTAAGTCACGAGCGCAAAAGGAGAACAAAGAGAAGTACGAGCAAAATAAAGACCTTTGGGATGATGTTCCATACCTAGGCAACCCAGCCCTTAATGGTATTTACTCCAAGACTGGTGGAATGATGCCAGATCAAATGCTGAGGGCGCTTATCGGTAGAGGACTCTTTGGTGAATATGATTCTCTTAGTAAGATGTATGATGCCATTGAAAGAGCATCTAATTCAGCTAAGAGCATTACAGCCAATCAAAAAACTCAGGAGGAAGACTGGAGCAAGGAAGAAAGACTGGCTAATCTACCTACTCAGCTAAAAACATCCCCCAATGGTCAAAACATACTGGTTGATAGTTTAAACAAAAGCCAGCCTTGGGCGCAAAAGTTTATACCTGTTGATATAGACAGTGTTGATGATCGTATCAATTTACCTTTCATATTTGCTTTAGAGCAACGCACAGGCAGACGCATTATCCTAGTGGAGCCAGCTAACAAGGATGACGCTGGTGTAAAAATGTCAGGAACTTTTGATAATGGTACTATCTTTATAAATCTTGATGGAGATAAAGCGCCTCTTGCTACAGCCATGCACGAGTTCATGCACTCGGTTAGACGAGAAAGTCCTGAACTATATAACCAATTTAAAAGAGCCGTCATCAACTCCGCAAGATCCTTTCCTGAGCTTGTTACCACGGTTACTGGACAATATCTTGAAGCTTATAATGGCAACTGGAGCTTAGTAGAGGAAGAGGCTATTGCTAATATTGCTGGTGACTTAGCCATGGATCGAAAGTTCTGGAATAAGTTCCTAGCCAAAGAACCAAAGATTAGTGAAAAAATTGTTGGTTCATTTGTAAGTTTCCTTGATGGCTTAAGAAACAAATTTAGAAGAACTCCTCGTAAAGGTAGAACATGGGAGGCTGTTGACGCTCTCAGTGGACTTGATGAAGTTAGAGCTTCGCTGGCTGATGTAATTACTCAGTCACAAAACTACAATCGAATTGTCGGCAGTGGCAAGACCTTCCCTGTCTTAGGCGACCTTAAGATGTTTGCTTTAGATCCTGACCAAGGGTCATTTGACTTTGATAGCGCCCCTGCTCGCAAGGCAATTAAGAGAACTCAACAACAGCTCTTTAACTTTGAGTCCAAGAGGCAACCAAGGAAGACGCTTCCAAAGTCTGAACCTGAACTACCAAAGCCTACAGGTGAAATTAAAGACTTCGGTCAAAAGATAGGTGGAGCCAAAAAAGATATTTACGCCGCCTATTTAGAGAAGATGGAAAGTTTTGTTGGTGATGATGCCAGCATAACCATGGCAAAGGACTTCCCGATGCCAAACTACAAGCAACTTGCTAAGGAAGGTGTGAGCATTGAAACGCTTGCCTCCATAGCCGCTATAAGAGATTCGATTGATGCAAAACCAAAAGGCAAATTTAAACTCAGAAACTGGGCTGAAACTTTTAGAACCTTGCGAGGGATAGCCACCCAGCTACTTACAGAGCCTGATTCAGAAGTTGCAAATGCGTGGAAAGAAATACTTTCTCGTGAGGCAGGAGTTTTAAAGGACATTAAATCTTATTCCTTTGTAAAACGAGAGTCCACACAAGAGGATTATGATTTAAGAAAAAAGGCAGGTATAGTTCCTTCTAATGGGGTCAATTCTCAGCTAGGAAAGATAGCGAGCAAAACAATGCTGTATCGAGCATTAGGGCTTCCCGATTTTACTAAGGCTAAAAAGTGGGGAATCGGCTACTTCAGAAATGTTAATTATGACAAACAGGGCGAGCCACTAGACAAACCTGCTAATGCTTACGTTGCCAAGTACAACAAAAGAGCAAAAATAACAGCCCCTAAATCGTTTAAGACTGATCCTCAAGAAGCTATCATGGAAATAGCTGATCAGATTAAAAGGGTAATGAAGACAGATCCTGATCCTGACAAAGAGGACAGGAGACGTAAGCCATACGGAGTTTATCAAAGCCGACTGGATCAAAGTATCTACATTGCTAAAAAGGTAGGAAGACGAGTAGTAAGACTGAAGGATGGTTTTAAAAGTGTTACTGAGGCACACGCTTACTTGCGAGGTAACTTCGATGAAATAGAACAACTCTTTAATGAAAAGAAAGAGGTAAAGCTAAGAAGAGAAGACAACAGACCAAGGGAAGGAGAAAGATTAAGAAAGCCTCAAGAAAACATTGATCCTGATCAGTTCATGTCACGCTTTGGATTCAGAGGTGTGGAGTTTGGTAACTACGTTGAAAACAAGCGCCGTCAACAGAACCTCAACGAAACTTACGATGCCCTTAATGATTTAGGTGCAGTTCTTAATATACCGACCGAAGCACTGTCTTTAGATGGAACCCTTGCCTTAGCCTTTGGAGCTAGAGGATCAGGTGGTAAAGGAGCCGCCTCCGCTCACTATGAGCCTATTAAGATTGCAATAAACCTGACCAAAAAGAAGGGAGCAGGTTCCCTAGCCCACGAGTGGTTCCATGGACTTGATAACTATTATTCAAAACTAAATGAGAAAGACAAAACAGATGTAGGCGCTAGTGGTTACATTACACAAAAGATAAGCGTAAAGGAGGGTGGTACAAGGATGTACCCTGCCTCGCAGTATGTTGATGAAAACGTGATTATGGGTTTTGTCGATTTAATGAGCCAAATCGAAAAAAGCGACTTTAAGAAAAGAGCAGAGAAATTTGATGAAGCAAGAACAGAAGACTATTACTCCACCAATATCGAATTAGCGGCAAGAGCCTTCGAGGGTTACGTGGTTAATAAGTTAAGTGAGTCTGGAATAACTAATGACTTCTTAGCTAACATTGACCCTAGGGGTGGAGCCTATCCTACCAGCCAAGAGCAAACGGAAACTTTTACTCCATTATTTGATCATCTCTTCTCGCAAATGTCGTATGCGAAAACTGATAGAGGAACTAAGCTCTTTGCCTTAGATCCTGAAACTAAGAGAGGGATTATTAACAGAATATCGCCAAGGGGAACTCCATCTGAAGACAGTAGATTTGTTGAAGTTAATGTTAAAGATTTTGATAAGTTATTTAAAAACGATACAGCAGACACATACATCGGTAAAGGTGGAGAAGGTGGCATAGCTAATAGGTATGAAGCCTTTAAAGAATATCTTGGAACTAACTTACCAATAGCAGCCAGTGAAGCCTTCTTAAAGATAGGGCGTGACGGAAAGTTAGCATCGGCAGGCTTTGAAAACGGCAGACACCGATACGCTGTATTAAGAGACTTAGGACTACGAAGCATCAAGATGCACATTAGTGGTGATGCTAAAGCTCTCAAAAAAGCAGAGGATGAAGGATTGATAAGCGAGGAACTAATCACGCAGGAACCTGCAAGAACCTATAGCCCTAAAGAAATAGAAGATGCAATTAAGAAGTCGCCAACTAAACGCTTTGCCATCGATCCAGAAACAGAAGCCGAGTATTTAAGGTTGGCTGAGGAGCCTGATAACAACTATTGGAGCCTAACTAAACTCCTTGATAGAGCCGCTAAGATTGCAGGTTATAAATTCAAGGGGTGGCACGGTACTCCTGATGGAAGATTCCTAGATAGCGACCCTGTATTCAGACCCAAAGAGTGGGCAGACACAGGAGTCCATTGGTTTGCTGAGGACTACAATACAGCAACCACTTACGCTGATGATACTAGAGCATTTGACTATCAGAACGCAGAGCCAAGAACTGATTACTATTATATTAAAATTGATAACCCTTACATGGTAGATGGAAAGGGAGCTAAATGGCGTAGCGCTCAAGGGGCAGGCAGAACCAAGAATGTTATCGAGAAGGCTATTGATGCTGGCAACGATGGAGTCATTATTGAGAACGTCAGAGACAACTATCAAACTGGCGTAGTTAGAGGTGACAAACCAACAACGACCTACTCCGTATTTGAGTCTGATCAGATTAAGTCAGCCAATCCAGTAACCTATGACAATGAAGGCAACATCATTCCACTATCTGAAAGGTTTAATCCAGACAAAGCAGACACTAGGTTTGCTTTAGATGAAGACCCTGAACCTTTTTATTCGGGAGTCGTAAGTGCAATAAGGAATAAATTTCCAAAGAAGGCATCTATCGATCAAGCATTAGCGTTCTTTAAGCCTGGTAAAACGGCAGGAGTTAAAAAGGCTGAGGTTGATTGGATGGGCTTAGAACAGTGGATATTAGATCATAACAACCAATATCAAAAAGGGGTAATAAAACAAGCCGACCTGTTTGACTTTGCATCGTTAAACCAAATGAATATTGGGGTTGCGGAGTTAAACGAAAACTCCGTCATGTATAGTGACTGGAAACAAAAAGGTGGAGAAAATTATAAAGAATTTGTTTTCTATTTAGATGATAAAGCTAGTGATGAACGTGGCACAAAAGATCTATATAAACCTCAACATTTTGGGGGTATAAAGAAAAATATTCTTTTTCACATGAGAACCAGCGACAGAATCGCTGAGAATGGTGATAAGTATTTATTTATAGAAGAAATTCAGAGTGATTACGCAACTGATTACCGACAAGATTCAGCTTATAGGCAAGCGCAAAAAGATTTTATTATTGAATTAGATAACCTCGTTCGTACTGCTAACAATGTTGGAAAAGAGGCAATTAGGTCAATGGGTAGAAAGGCATACAGGGAACATTTCAAGCGACATGAAGTAGCCGTAAAAGCCTTGGTGGATGCAATAAGTGAATGGGATAAAACTTCAGGCATTAGAGAAGCAAGAGCAGATGAATATTACTCTGAAAGAGAGGGTCGAGTGGAGAGGCGGGGTGATATGGATTCCAACACACTTGACGCAATAAGGTGGTTAAGGATAGGTTCTCATGGACTGCAAAAAGAAAAAAGTGAAATTGAAGCCCTTCAATCTTTATCACCCGAAGAGATTGAAAAACTTGAATTACTTCCTGATGCTGAAAAGTTCATCGAAGCCATTAATAGCGACTATGACTATGTCTACCGAATAAGGCGGACAAGTAGCGAAGTAAATGTTAAATACCCAAACCTTCAAGGCGGTGTAACCGAGGAGGCGCATCACGTAAATCGGTTACTTAAAGGACTGCTCACTACAAAAAAACTGTATAGTCGTCTTGAAAGCTCCTTAAAATTTAGTGCGTCTCAGGATGAAAAGATGGGCGGCATTACTCCACCAACACTCGAAGAAATTTACGAAACAATAGACCCTGAGATTATTCCTAGTTATAAGGAATTTTTAACATCCTTACAGCTTTTTCCTGACTTTTCAGGAGGTGTAGCTTCGTTAACTGGGGGCGCAATAAATGCCTTTGATCGACAAGAAAACTCAATCTATCAAAAGGCGGAGAGTATGGAGGAAATGGCAACGGCTGGATCAGCTACAAACATACCTTACTTCCCGATTGTTAATACATGGTATGAAGCCGCTTTGAAACACGCTATTAGGTTAGCCGTTAAAAATGATTTTGATGGACTGGCGTGGGCTACAGGGAATATGCAGATTAAGTTGTATAAAGACAGACTAAGGCAAAACGTCAAAGTTATAAAGTACACAAAACAAGAAGATGATACAGTATATCTAAAAGCTGTTTCTGTAGAAGGCGATGGCGTGGACGTGGGAAGCGTTCCTTTAAAAGGTAAGCAACTTGACGCAGATAGCCGTTTATTTGGTAAGTCATTAGAAAATATTGTAGGAAAAAAAGTAGCTGAAGCTATACGCTCCTCCAAAGAAGATGAAGGAACCCATACTGGTAAAGATCTAAGTATTGGAGGGCAGTTGCACCGTATGCTTTATGATGTTGCAGCTCCATCTTTCTTGACTGGCAAAAAAGGTTACCTCAAAAAATTCAACGCCAAACTTGATAGTAAGTCATTGCTTTTTGATAGAGCTTATCAAATTCCAGAAGCTGAACGTATAAGACTCTATAATGAGACAGCTACCAGTAGAGTTAAGGCTTCAGCCTTAGCCACAAGAGATGGCGAATTTGACGAACACAAAGAATACAATCGCCTTAGAAAGAAGTTATTAGATTACAAGACGGATTTATTATGGGCTGAATCTGATGGTGACCTTTCGAATTTACAATTTGATGATATTTTTGCACTCACTCAAGAAATTGCAGATTACTGGAAAAAGGTTTGGAGTCGTTTTAGAAATACCGAAGCTAGTAGCAGTCAAGATTCCCAAAACTTTTACCCACTGCACGGGAAATTTAGAATCCTTGCAGACGACATGGGTCTTTATGATCACGTTTCAGATATACCTTCATTTGTAGAATATAGAATGGGAAGCCAACCTCATGATCTGGTAGAGACTGCAACAGATTTTGATTTTGATGAGAAGATTAAAGATAAGCAAAATTTAGCCTCTCTTATTTACGCCTATATAGATTACGATCAAAGAAAGGCGCTTCAGGAAGAATTTTATAAGCTTATAATAGCCGCTAACGAAAATCCAACGTACGCCAATAGAGTACCTTATGAGGAAACAGGTGAGGAGAGAGAGTATACTCCTAATCCCTATAGAGAGAATTATTCCTTGGGGATGGATAAGACATATAAAGGTAATGCGGCTCCTCGCTTGCCTTACTCAGGGATGGAAAAAGCCAATAAAAGCGAAAAAGCGCTTGGTGAATTTGTTACTGATGCAATCAATAGAGACAAATCAGGCTTATCAAAGTTTGTTCAACATTTAGACTTAATGTTTGAAACAGGAGGTTCATTTGATTACGCCCTACCGTATCAAAAACTATCAACTTACTTTGATCAAATAAACGATTTATTAGGAACTTTGGAAGGTAGTGAAACAAAGTACGCCGAAGGATTTAATCCAACTCATGCTATCAAGTTTACCCCAGAGATGAAGGGTTCAACATTGGAGTACCTCCCTCCCCTCTTCGCTTTAGACCCAGTAGAAGGCAAGAAACTTGCCGCCATTAAAGATAAGGGTGAATTTGCCAAAGCACTAGATAGAGCGCCTTCTGAGGCAATCCTGAGCGCTTATGACCACATCCCTGCTACAGAAGAGAATGACGAAAGGCTCAACACCTTAGCTGACAAAGTCGAACAGATATTACAGCCTGTTGATGATCCAAATCCTGTATCTAGCAACTTTAAAACAAAGGTGGCTTCTCAGGTTGGCAAGTTCATTAGAGAAGGTCAGCCTAAACAAATAGTAGAGGATTTAATTAACGAAAGACAACGCCTTGAAAATTACGAAGGTCACCCAGACCTATTAGCTAAGGTTGAGGATAGGCAATACGAGGAAGCGGTTATGCGCCGCCCTAAGCCTGTAGAGAAGACAAAGAGACAACAGAACTTCATAAACCTCTACAACAAGTATAAGGACAATCCTAAATCTTCTTACTTTAAAGCCGCATCAAAAGCGCTTGAGAAAGACTTTGGCAAAGACTGGAAGAATATTGCTGAAGGGGTAGCTTCAGATTCAACAAGATATGCTCTTGATCCAGAGAATCAAAATCAAGACTACAACGCCAAGAAGGCTCAACAAGATAGAGCAACAGCAGAGCTACTTGATACAAGAAGAAAAGTTAAAGAGGCCAAGAAAGAAGATAAGAAACAAAAAAGAAAAGAAAAGATAGAAGCGGCTAAAAGGCAGAGAAAAAGATTCTTCTCAGGTAAGTATGATTACCTAGACTTCATGTCTGGCACTTACGGAGGTTCAGGTAAAGCTGGCTCTACATTAAGAGATGCTGAATACAATGTCGCCAAAGTAAAATCTGCCGTTAAAGAATACAGTGACTTACTCTCAAGAGAATTAAAAATTAGAGTAGGAATCCCTTTCTGGAAGTTTTTATCAAGAGGTAAAAGATTAAGACAGTTCGCCGCAGAACTTCACACTACAGCCGCAAGACTGAATGTGGAATCCTTCAATCCTAACCCTGATTCAACAGGCAGTAATTTTACATTTAGAGGATTTGACGCTCGCATGGGATTCATGCCTGAGTCCGAAGCGAAAGCAAGAGGTTTAGTCAAAGGAAGTATCTATACAGAAAATCACGAAGGTGATACCCAAACGTTAAAGCTTGGCAACTACGTTCCTGAAATGGAAGGCTATCTTTTAGTGCAACGCTTTACGGCTGAAGAACAGCAAAGGATATACACAGACTTTTTAAACAAGTATCCTGATCTTGGCATAATTCTAGAAAGGTTCATTAACCCGCTTTTAGGTAACGCAAGATTTACAGCATCAAGCGGCATGAAGACTCCAATCTTCAACCGTGAATCTTTGAAGCAGGCATTCGGAGACACGGAACTTGGCGACCCTGGGTTTGTCGAGGGCTACACGCCTGATGTTGCTATAGCTACTATCCTTGGAGGAGCGGCATTAAAAGCTAAAGAGAAATTTGAAAAAGATACATTCAAAAGAAAACTTGGAGCCTTTAATCTTAAAACCAGTGGAGCTAGAAGCATTAAGACAGGTGCGGCAAGAGAGAAAGGTCAAACGCTAGACATATTTGAGGGCTTCGATGTAAGGGCGCTGGAATCCCATCTTGAAAGAGCAAGCAGGCAAAATGCTTACAAGCTTCTTGAGACATCTACAAAACCTTTACCCGAAGAGGGATTACCAGATGGGCATATTGAGATAAGCAAAGAAACGCTTAATGGCATTCTTAAAGGTATGCTTTTAGTAATGGGTGACAAGTCAGCCAGAGGAACGGCTCTTAATAAGTTTTGGAAAGATGCAGTCGCCAACCCTGATTTAACCTCTTACACCGATAAAGTATTATTCGATGAGAAAGATGCTAACTATGATGAAAGAGAAAAGAAGATTTTAGAGTTCTTATTTGGAGACAAAAACGCCAGTCGGTTCATAGGTACGGATCGTATGATGGACAAGGCGACTTACGAAACTCTTATTGATAATCTTTCGGCAAGGCACACTAATTTTGATGGATTAGGTAGAGCGGTACAAACCTTATTAGGGCAAGTTATTACAAGCTACCTAACTGCTCCCGCAACCATCTTATTCAACTGGCTTGCTCCAAACTTGCAGGCGGCATCAGCAGGCGCGTTTAGAATAAATAAAGCGGCTATCTATCTTGCTACAGGAGTAAAGAATCCTGAAGACAGAAGAAGAGCTGAGTATGAACTTCGTGCAGGACTGCAAACCTTAAAAGGATTGGCTACCAGAAGGTTTAGTAATTATGCAGGGATTAACGCATTCCTGTCAGGCGATGACTACATAAGAGGAAAACTCTCTGATGAAGACTATGACAAAGGAGCAGGCAAACTTTTATTGGAAGGGCAAGTCGGCAAATCAATTAAAGCGTTAACAGATCGCCGTACAAAGTATGGGGAGATTGTGCCTCGTGAGTTATTTGATAATAACACTCTTGTTTCAGGTATCGAGCGCATTGAGCCAAAGGATTCTATTCTTAAGGATTTACTTAATCTTAAAGGCGGTTCAGCTATTTTGAAGTTAGCTCAGTTCCACGAGATGGATCCAACAGTTAAGCAAAACTTAGTCTATGCCTCTTACAAGGCACACGCTCAGATGGCATATAACGATGCTGTGAGAGAAGCTAAGGCTAAGGGTCAAAAGATTGATACCCCTAAAAAGAAATGGATAAGAGATTGGATGAAAACCGTCAAAGATACGGATGCAATCCATGAAGAAGCCAGAGGAACGGCTATGCTATTTGCTTTTGATTACAGCAACATACCGATGTGGCTTGATAGTAAGCACCCTGTTATGCAGGCGGCCAAGCCAGCACTTATTCCATTTAGTAACTTCATCTACAATTACGGCAAGCTTTTAACAAAACTTACGCCTATCGGATTAATACCTGAAGCTATAGCCAGCAAAGGCAAGAAAGATAAACTTGGTGGCGCTGAATGGAAAAACGCCGCTTCAGGATTTAGTATGTTTGCTATAGCTACACTTCTTTGGGATATGCTCGGTGACGATGAAGAGGATGAATCAGAACTCAAAGCAGGCAAGATAGGAAGCAACATGGACATTAATAACAAGTTTATTAAGAAGTTCTGGATGATGACTGGAGGTAAAATAAACCTCGATGAAATGCCTGATGTATTTGGTTCAAAAATCACTAACGCCGTAAGAGCTTACTTTGAAGCTTACGGAGCTGAAAAAGCTTCAGGACATGAACTGTGGCTTAGAGGCAGAGCTTTACCTTACCTTAATATCCTAGCAACACAGGATCTATGGATTCGTGCCTTGAAGGATAAGTATATCAAAGGAGAGGATGTGGACTTCAGGGATGTTCTATCGGAAACAAAAGACATGGCTATGGAGTTTGTTCCTCGTGGCCCTGTAGCCGCACTGTTTACAGAGAACAAGTATGATGAGAATAAAACCCAAGCCGAAGAGTGGGGCGCTTTCACTTTTGATATTGCAACCTCTCGCTCAATGGTTCCTGCTTCTTACTGGAGATTTGTTCAGAGGTTAGTCGATCCAATCTATAGAAGAAAGTATCCAAGTGATACTTTTGAGTTTAATGAAACATCCACTGACCAGTTTATCAATGAATGGAAGAGAAGTATCCCCTTCTTATCTAAAACAATGTTGCCTGCTGGAAGTATGAAAACACTGAAGCTTAATAGGGAAACTCAGGTGGGTGATAAAGATTCAGAGGAGTATGTGGAAACAACAAGTTTTGATCACGCTATGCTTCAACGTGAGGACGTTAAGGCAGACTTAAGTCAGCTTGCTGATATGGGAATTGACCTAAGTGAGTCCACTAGAGTTTTAACCGACAAAGACGGTGAATTAGTTATTAAATACCCAGACCCAACAACCTTAAGAATTGTGACTCCTGCTGAAAGGATAATAACCATGCTCTTTAGAATAGAGTCCATGCCTTCAACGGAGAGAGCTTTAGCGAGGACAGGTTTAGAAGACTTTAAAGCAATGGATAGACTTATTGCCAAGGCAGTTAACAATCCATACTCATTAGAAAAGCCAGACAAGAAAGCCTTGCAGGCATGGGCTGAATATACTCACAGTCCAGAATACCACGACTCTATACGCAATATTATCAATGCTGAAGGTTCGCTGGCTGAAAGGTTGCAAAGAGAAGAGAGTATTGATGGACTCCCTATCAATTATGACGAAGACGGTAAAGAGATTCCTTTACCAAAAGACTTCCTGCGTAAGGTTGTTGAGAACATGAGCCGTGACCAGTACGGCAACTTGGTTAATGCCAGCGACAATAGACCAATGAACTTAAGTCTACACAAGATGTGGTCGGTCGTTCCTATTGACGAGGAAAATGTTTCTGAGTTCTTAAACCCAATGAACTACACTTTAGAAAATAAGAAGAAGTCTACCTCCTACAAGAGAATGCTTCCTTACACTGAGGAAGGTTTAGAACTACCAGATAAGGTATTTAAAACTAAATAAGCTCTTTCTGGGATTCTATAATTCCTTCCATCTGCATCTTGTAATACTTATCGAAAGGAAAGTGCTTGGAGTGATCAGAGTTTTCCCAGCGCCTATAGAGAACATTGCGCAGTCTCTTTGATAGAGAGCCGCTAGGGTGCTTATTTTCGCCTTCATCAGAAGACATGGTTGCTTGTGGGTCTGCGTTATCTGGAGCGATTATAACCCGTGCTGTGGCTCCCTGTAGATCGACTAGATCATGGTACAACTCCCTGCCACACTCTCGCTCAGTTGCTAACCTGATAGTCGCCGTAAAATCCTTGCGCCTGTTGATGCCATCAACTGTGCAATATATATCGCAAGCCTTAAGAGGCTCACCTTCTACCATTTGATATTCTTCCATCCTTTTATGTCGTGAATTTCACAAAGATCCTTTATGGCATCCTGCTTAGTGTCGCCGTACCCACACGGATCAATCTCGTGCTTTGCTAGAAACTTTGCTATGTCTCTTGAGCCGTACCAAGCTACCCACTCCTCATCATCAAGGGCTGTGTGTATCTTATTGTTAGCTATGAACGCCTTGGCTGGCGTTTTCCCGTTGTGTGTCTTGGGGCTGAATTTTCCCATTGGTTACTCCAATCTATTATTCTCTCAAGTTTATATTCGTTACTTTGACCAAAGTGTATCTCGGTGAGAGTACCGAAAAGTTTTGGGTCATGCTTAATTATGTCTTCAGCTATTTGGTGCAGTTGATTTTCCATTTTATAAAGATTCCGAATAGTGTTAAATGGTGGAAATACAGGGGTAAACGACCCCAAAACCACGTCCGTAATTCTCTTACGACTCTATTCTATTCAGAAATTGGTTTTAAATTTTAGTAGTCAGCAAAGTGTTCAACTCAGGATGCGTCTAACAAACCTCCTCCGTAGCTCTCCTACGACTGCTATTCTTTGCCGACTATTTTCTCTAGTTCCTAAAAGGGAATGTCATCCCCCTGAAGATCCTCCGCCGTGGCGGATATAGTTGAGGTCATAGGGCGCTGAGATGCCTGAGAACCTGAAAAGTTCTGCTGGCTTCCACTGTCACTATTTTTTTGCTGTGACCCTGCAACATCTGCATTGCCCACAAAAGGCATTTTGGTTCCAGAATCCCTTTCCTCTTTTGTTGACTTCTGTACTATTCCCCAAGTCCCGAAGTCAGAACTAGGTGTTGGAATTAGAACAAGGTCACAATAGGTTCCCTTTTTGCCCTTGAAGAATCGATCCTTATCAAGTTTCGAAACATCTACCTTAACATTTATCATCTCTGCCATGTGTCGTCTTTTTATTACTGTTGTTAAAAAAAGGGACAGCTAAGAACCATGCAGTCTTAACTGTCCCACCCCCATTCATCAAGCCGCCTTATTGGCCTCCTGAGAAATTTCTTTAGCCATCTGGCCTACCAAGTGCCAGAGTTTAAATTTGTCATCGTTTAAAGAATGACTCATCACTCTGTTCCGCCATTCAATAATCTGATCCCTCTCTGTTGGACCTAGTTCAATTAGAGGCTTGCCTTTTAAGGTTGAAGCCTTCTTCCATTCGCCTAATTCATATTTAGGGACTGGCCTGTCCTCCTTCGCATATTCCTGATCCAAATAAGGGTCATCAACCCCCTTACCTTGATAGACAGAAAGACCGACTCCCATAAAGCTAGAGGCTTTAGAAATAAGATTAGTTTGTGCCTTTTTCATCCCCTCAGCCACGTTGCCTTTAAAGACACGAGCGTCACCAATAGCAGGGATTTGACAGCGTTGACCTTTGTACATATACCAAAGGTGGCCTACAGCTGCGATGTTATCATCTTCATGTCGGAATTCATCGACCTGTACACCCCATCCATAACCACACAAGCCAAACTCTTGAATGAGTCGTGGAATAATGTGATAAGCGTCAATGACGGTCATCGTTCTACCTCCGAGCTTAAGGTTTTTATAAGCGGTTTTAGGGAACGGGCGAGAGAGCCTTATAAATAGTTCATTCTCGTCTTTTTCTTTTTTTGAGTCCATACGTCTGTTTTTTACTTTTAAGTTAAAATTTAAGTGTGGGTCTATCTTATACAGGTTGACTCATGTTGCAACAAAAAAAATGATCACTTGTTTAAAATAGGTATTTCATCCCTTGTCATTGCTCCCCTCTCAACAGCCTCTTCAAACCGAGCCATAACGATATTGTAAGTATCTCCGTCTCCATTTCTAGATCCTTGGTCTTCATCCTGTTTATCTAACCCAAATATCTTGGCTCTACGATTTAAGGCGCTAAGAAGCTGTCCTGCGGCTCCTGCATCCACCCTTGTTTGACCATTACCATCTTCATAGACAAGGTGTTTTTTAAGGGTATTTATGAGGTCACCAGTTGTATCAATCTGAAAGGCCACCTCATAATCCATAAGGTCTGATATTTCATCAGCTTTGAGTTTAGTAGCGTGTTGTAAGTACCGTGTAACCGAGGAGGCGTGGCACTTCATAACCTTGGCAATCTCTTTCCCTGTCTTACCGTCATTGCTAAGTTCAACTGCCCGCTTGATCTTTTGGTAATGAGTAAGAGTTTTACTCGCTGAACTCCCTTGAGTAGCCTTAGTGATAATTTGTTTTTTCTTGGCTCGTTTAACGGCCTGACCCTTTTTCTTAGTCATTTGATTCTGTAGGTTCACTTCCTTGAGTGGCATAAAGCAACCAATTATCATCACCCAAAACTCTAGAGAGTTCACAAGTAGCGCCTAGCTCCAAGGCTCGCAGGCTTAACTTAAAGCCCACTCCAATCATAGCGGCTATGATAGCGCACTCCCTCATTTCTTTACCCATGTGAAGTAATTCTTTCTTACCCACAGATTCATAAATTTCATCCCTCAATGAGGGTGCTATTCTAGATCCTATCATGTCCAATCGACCATCAGTGATCGGAATGTCAGGCAGGGTTATCTCAGCGTCAGTCTTAGCGTTATCACTCATGTGATAACATTAAGCCGCCTTATCTGAGTCTACAAGTTTAACTAACCCATCGATAAGTGGATTTAATAATTTTTTAAAGGGTTCAGCAATACCTTGGTCAACCCAATATCGGGTCGCCGTTTCGGTAGTTATCTTTTGTTCAGCTAGATAAAACTGACACTCTGACTCGTTGAAAGTCAGGGTTCGACCATCATCTAACTGAACTATTTCAGTCATTAAGGGGGTATTCATTGCTGAGAATGATTATCAATTAGAAACTTGTTAGCAAGGCTTATTTTGCTCTCGAATTAAATATATCTATAGATTTTGGTTATTCACTGGCTTACAACAAGTTATAGATAATCGATAAAACTGATGGTGTTATCAGTATTAAAGATACTGCTTTAAAAATTAGGGTGAGTCACAATAAAGTATTATTTGAGTCATTAGATATATAGACGACATTTAGCCAATATGAAGGCTTCCGCATTGGCATTTTCCGATGATAATCAAAAGGCGCTCTACCTGAAAAAAATGGCAGAGCATTGCGTAAATCAATTTAACAGTTTAACGGGCAAGCTTAGACCTACTGTTGAAAGGATGAATAAGTATTCCTCTGAACTTGATGGAGACTTTAGGCATAGGGTTACAGGTAAAGCCACTGATATAGATATTCGAGGAGCTATTAATGAGCAGGTATTTGATCGTAGCAACTTTAGCTTGTCAGTCACCCGTGGTCAGGTTCGCTACATTGTCAGCAAAACCTTTGATGAAATGTTTGGAAGTAGACCTTGGCTGGCTGTTAAGCCAATAGGATTATCTGATGCCGAAAAGTCACGAGACTTGCAAAAGTTTTGTGAGCATAAGTTTAACGAGCCTAAGTCAAATGTAGAGCCAGCTATCAAAGACGCTTGTCTAAGCGCATGGGGCATGGGGTACGGCATATTAAAGACTTCTTACCTTCGCCAAATTGAAGAGTTTGATACAGTTATTGATGCCTTGCTTGATGAAAAAGGCGAACCCATAATTGGTAAATCAGGCAGACCTATCACTTCTAATTCAGAGAACTATTGGAATGATAAAAAAGAAGGCTACATATTTGAAGATGATCCAGAACAAAGGACTTTTAAAAAGCCTCAATTCTCCGAGGTAACTAATTCTGATTACGCTGTTAAGTACAACGGCCCTGAACTTGCCTGCGTTTCCTATAAGGATTTTGTAGCGGATCCTGATGCCGCAAAGCTAGAGGATTGTGATTTTGTAGCACACCATCAAGCTTGGACTGTTGGTGAACTTAAAAACGAGTTTGGTTTAGGAATGATTGATCCTGATAAGTATGACCAGATTCTAGATAGTGCTGGCTTAAATAAAGTACCAAGCGTCACTGACGATGATCCATTTAACGAAGCAGGTAACTCTGGTAAGCTTTGGGGTAAGAGAGAAAATGCTAACTTTTTAAACGTAGCGGAATGCTATTTTAATTACGAAAGGCCAGGAGAAACAGATGAAGACGGAAACGAAAGCGCTGGCAAAGTTGTTAAGATGTTTGCTCTTGTGACTCTCGATAGTCAGGAAGTAATTTGGGCTGACTACCTTGGAAATGTTACGCCTCAAGCTGACCTTCCATTTAATGTCGTTACTTGTGACAAGAAAAGAAACAGTTGGACTGGAGCTGGCTTCCTACAAAGATTCGATCAGGAACAACAGTTTATTGACGAATGCTTTAATCAGATAAAAGTCAGAAACGATTACGCCGCCAATCCCATAGTTATTATAGACCGTAAAGCCTTTCAGGAAGGTGAGACTGGAAAGACTTTCGAATGGGGACCGGGACTTCATAAAGAATTAAAAGGTAACGCCGTTGCCTCAGAGGCGGTACAAGTTATGGCTCTCCCTCAAATGGAAAACGAGACTCGATCACTAATGGATACAGTTATTCAAATGATAACTATGGACTCAGGTGTTTCAGGAGCGGCACAGGGAGATATGGGATCGTTACCTCAGATGAACACTGCAACTGGAGTAAAACAGGTTCTCGGCCATGGATCTATTCTTAATAAGATGAGCATCCGTGAAGTTCAAAGAGGTGTGGAAAGAGCTATTCAAAATCTCACCAAGATGATGATTCACTCAATGGATCCTATCGAAACAATCCAATTCTTTGAAGGGGACAATGAGGTTGAAGCCATAATAGACAAAGATGACTTCACCCAGCTTGATATGGACGTAAGGCTAACTCTTACAAAGTTCCACCAAGATGAAGAAGAAAGCCGACTTATGCGGGTGATGATGACAGTTGAACGATATTTAGCGCTACCAGTTTATGCTATGGAGAGAGCAAGACAGTTGTTTGTTGATCAACTTAGGATCCTCGGTGTTGAAGATGCAGAAGAGAAATTACCGTTTGCTCAAGAAGTTGCTATGGCTATGGCTCCACCTGAACCAGAGCCAACGGATTCTGAATTAAACCAAGCTGAACCTGAAGTCCCTATTAACGAGGAAGAGCAAGTTGATGACGAAGCTGTTCAGCTTATACAGGACACAACTACTGACCAGATTACTTAATGGCTATAGACGCTGGGGAAGCTGAAAGGGCTGACCACCAGAGAGCGCACGTTCTGGGGTTAGCGGAAAATAAAGGGTTTGAATGTATTACAGAAGTCTTAAACTCGATGATAGAAAGAGAGAGGGATAGAGTTGAAGCCTTAACGCTTGATGAAAAAGAGAATTTAATAGCAAGAGCAAGGCTTAGTGCCTTACTTGAAGTTTCCAAAATACCAGCAGATATAGTTCATAATTCTGACAAAATATTAATACAATGGGACAAAAGGTTCGATAAATGAGTCTATCTTGAAAGGTTGATAACACATGAAAAAAGGTCTACGTTTCCCAAAGAAGAACAAAGGAAAGATTAAAATCTTCCCCAACCTGAAAAACAAATTTATGAACATTTTATTAAACTGGGCAAGAACCAAGCTTTTTGAATTTATTGCAAGCTGGAAGACCAGTCTCGTAGGCGTAGCAATGCTACTAGAGGCATCAGGTGGACTTTTAAGCACGGTGCTAGACTCAACGACACCATTGGAAGTCGAAAGCCTACAAGGGCGATGGGAGCTAGTTATAGGGGCAATAGGGCTAATCATGGCAAGGGATAATACAACGCCATCTGAAAAGGTGGCAGGAGCAAAAAACAAAAAATGAAATATATAATATTAGCATTAGCAGTTATCGCATTCGGTTCATCCTGTACCTTCAACAAAGTCCCTGTGGATTCCGCTGGTCTTATGTCAGGAGACAGAAATGTAATGGGTGTAGAAGTAGGTCTTCTAGACTATAAAGTTGGCGCAGGAGTCTGGGTCAACAAGTAAACAGATCACCCCGTATTCCCTCGTGTTCCGTTTCTTAAAGAAGCTGGTTGAAAAGCTACGCAGAAAATCTAAGCCTAAGACTAAGGTAACCAAAGCCAATCCCAGAAGGAGATGGTCTTTCGATGCTCGTACTAAAAAGAACCTAGCAACCTTAAACGAAAAAGTAGTTCCTATATTTACGGAACTTACTGAGATAGCCATGGAGATTGCAGAAAAGTACGGCATTACAATCAAGATGATTAGCGCCTACAGGAGCTTAGAAAAACAAAAGGAATTATATGCGAAGGGGCGGTATGGAGATAAGAGTCCAAAAGTTACGACAGTTAAGGTTAGTCGCCACTGTTTCGGCATTGCCGCTGACTACGGTTGCTTTGATAAAGGCCGTTATCTGGATGCTACTAACTCTGCTTTGTCTTCAAAAATCTATGCAGAAATGTTTAAATTAGCCCAAGAGAGAAACTTGCCTCTTATCCATGGAGGGCAATGGAAGTCCTTTCCTGACCCTCCGCACTTTGAGTATAGAAACAATCTGACTATTACTCAAATGATCAGCCGATCAAAAAAGGGAAAGAGTATCGTCTAATGCCTAGTGACCCCCCACTCATGGAAGCGATTGTTGGACTTATAGCAGGTCTAGGAGCTTACTTGTCGTGGAAGGCTAAAGGTGAAGCCAGTAAAGCAAACAAGGAAGCCTCACAGGCAAATAGAGCCGTGAATGGTAATCCTGACGGCAGTCCAAGGCTTTACGAAATGGTAGGCACAATTAAAGAGCGCCAGAGAGGTATAGACGAAAAGATTGAAGACTTAAAAAACACTCAAAAATCCCAAGCAGAAACATTAACAGATCATTCCGATAGACTGAAAGCCCAGCACAAAACTCTTAAAAGAATATGTAAGGAGGACAGCTAAATGGCTTGGCAAACTTTTGTTTGTAGTGCAGATACTCACGGTGACTTGATCGACCGTAAAGGTAAGAACAGTTATCAGAGTTACATTCTTCAGTGGATTAAAGATCACAAGCCTCGGTGGAGATTCATGCTGGGTGATTTTATCGATGCTAAAGCGATACGAGCTGGAGCCAATGCAGAGGACAGGAGCAGTTCAATGAGAGAAGACTGCAAAGCAGCAATAGGATTCCTCCGTGCCTTTCAACCTCACAAGCTAACACTTGGTAACCACGATCACAGGCTATGGTTATTAGCAAGATCAGAGCGTGAAGGCTTAGATGTTGATTACGCTAGACAACTAGCCACCCAATTTGAAAACGAGTTTGATGCCATGAAGACTGAGTGGGTAGAGTATGACATCAGAAAAGGCTGGATAGAGATAGCTCCCAAAGGCGCTCACACAGGACGCAAGTTAATTAGCCATGGATACTTTTCAAACATTGCACCAGCCAGAGCAATGACCCAAGCCGCTGGAGCCTCAACGCTTTCAGGCCACACTCATGCTTTCGATTATTGGAGACAAAACAATCTAGCTGGTGATGAATCTTATGTCTCTGGATGTGGTTGTCAGATCGCACAGGAGTACAACAGGACTCACGCTCGCAGGCTAAAGCACGAGCATTCATTCTTGGCAGGCTCACTCAACGATAAGACAGGAGCTTGGGTGGTTTACCGAATACTTAAAGACGAAGAAACAAACACATGGCTAGATCCAAAAAGACTTTAGACGACATATTAGACACGGCCGACAATATGATTGCGGCCTTACAGGAAGAGCAAGATCCCCAGCCAGAGGGAACAATCACGCCTCGTCAATATGCGGAGCATAAAAAACAGACCATGTCTTCAGCGGGTGAAAAGCTTCTCAGACTTTACAGGGCTGGAAAGATGGACAGGAGAAAGTGGCGTAACACACACATCTATTGGGAACTATGAAAGATAAATTACCACCAGTCCGTCACGTTATTATTCTTGGGCAACTCTACAGAATAGAATTGTCTCAAGATATTAGTGACGAGGAATTAGGCAGATGTGAAACAACCCATCAGAAGCTAATGATAAACGAACGGCAAGGAGCCTGTTCAATGAGGGACACGGTTCTTCATGAGATAGGTCATGCATTGTTCTATCTAATGAACCTTAAGGATGATTCATGTGAAGAAGATTTTGTAAGCAGATTCTCAACAGGACTTAGGGCGGTAATGATTGAGAACAAAGCCTTAAGCGAATGGATATTCACTTCACCATTTGAAGAATAATTATGAATAACAAAACACTAGCAACAACAAACGCACTCATTATTATGTTTCCAATGCTTTTGGGGATAATTGAGGAGCTAACAGGTAAACCAATAGCTAATCCGCTACTCATAGGAGTCGCAGGGCTGTTCATGATTATCTTCGGATTCTGGACTTGCCTAAGACTCTATAAGCAACCTGACCAGTAAAATATAAAGGGGTTCCCCAGACCCCAAAAAAAAAGAGAGGCGCTAACCTCTCTCCGTGAATGACGATTAATCTTCGTCACATGAACCATAAATATCTATCGGTTCATCATCATAAGGATTGTCCTCATCGATTATCATACACACCTCCTTTCTAAGCTACGAGTTTAAATTCTTCACCGTCCATCGGCAGATCCATCTGCCTGCGCCTTGTGATCTTCTTAAGCTGAATCAGCTTATCCTGTTCAGCAATCTTAGCGTCAATGATTGGATTAACTAAGTCCTGCCTGAGCCAGCGGTAGATTCTTTGGAAGCCATCGCCATGAGATTTTTTATAGATGCCTTTTGAGCGCATAGCGCCTCGTTGAACATGGTGTGCAACTTCATGTGCAACGACCACAAGTAACCTGTCGTCCATATCAGTCACAGTGCGACTTCCATAAACCTTGTTCTTTTTATAAGCATCATATTCTTTCATGTAACCATCTCTCCAGTGACCCCTTAAGAATTGCCAGTAACCAAAATTAATTTGGATCACATGGTATCCCGCATAGGTTGCGCCTGTGACTTTTTTATTTACGACCCTTGTTACCTTCACTGCCTTCTCGACATGAGAGCGAGTGATGTTAAGAGGGTATTCTTTTTTCTTCAAAAGGTTCATGCATTTACGAACCCAGCTTTTAATTTTCTTTATATCTTCTTGTGTTGGTTTATCCATTTGAGTAATTCGATTGTGACACATCTTGACACATGAGTCAATCTTTTATTGTAGACTGTTATGTATGTTATATATCTGTTGAGTAATATTGAAGTTATGCCGCCTGCTTAACCCAACTAGGAGGATTCTTACCGAACCAGCCGACCTTATTGATCTGTGCCTTTGTTGGCTTGTTCTTAAGGACACGGTTCCTTTTGAGAGATTCCGTGAACATCGCCTCTGGCATATATGCCCAAGGTTGTTTAGTTGAAGCAGACACTTCGCCTGCTGGTGTGTAGTGAGTTATTCTGTAAGCCTTCCTACGCTTGATTAGTCGTGCCTTCCAGAACAATCCTGTCTTGTTATTTTTAAGATAAGTTATGTTCTTCATGGGGGTAATATACCAAACTCACTTTTAGAGTTTGTTAGGAATTACCCGATTTTAAGAAAAATGAAAAAATAGAATCTACTATAACAGTCTTAAAAAAAAGTAAGAAAAAAATTTGACCGTGTTTGTCTCTTTTTTAACTGTGTTAGTTTTTTGGCCGTTTTTGTATACCATTAGCCACAGAAAAGAATCTGCAAACTAGTATGCAAAATACTAAGTATCCAAGCGCTCCTAAAACCCAAATCATCCTTGGGGAACTTTTCCTGGTCCACCAAAGATCGCTGGCTTCTTCTGATACTTTTTCTTATTTCTTTTAATGCCAAAAACTTTATTAGCTCGCTTCCGCTCTTCCTTCTCTTTCTTTTTCTTATCCTTTTCCAGCAGAACATCTGTTAAGCTTTTACCTTTCCTCATAGCCTTGTTTTCTTTCCTAAAGGCTTTTCCATCTTTCTTGAAAGCTTTGCTGGAGTAAAATTCTTTTGCACTTGCTTTCGCTTCTTTTGCCCAATCATATTCACCTCCGCCACGGTGAGGTGGTTCCTCTGTCATGCCTTCGTATGGATCAGGTCTTTTTGATTCTAAGCCCTTCGGATTATCTCTTCCTAAAAATCCATACTTTGGAAAAGTATCAGTGTATCCATAACTATATTTTTTTAGAGACTTAGGTGGCCCTATTTCATCTTTAAACTTTTTCTTTTTTGTATCCATGATATTTAAATATTGGATCCCTTAGTGCTATCTATAAAGATAGACTCAATTATAGTCACTCTCAACTATTTGTAGTTTTTTCTTATCCTCATACAAATCCCCTTCATTCTGCAATTCACAGGCTAAAGCGGCTGATATTACGTCATCATCATGGTTACCTGCTGAGGCGGCTGGCTTTCCAGTCTTGTCCCTTACAAAGGTTTGAAGCTGTGATGAGACTTGAGGGCAAGGAATGACAATCCCCTCTTCTTTGGCTCTTATGGCATCAGCTAAGGCGCTAATAATAATTTCCCTACTCTTTACATCTGTAGACCAGCCTATCTTTCTAAGAGTATTGCCAGTAATTGTATCATAGACACGCCTTCTCCACAGCCTAACGCCTGCGTCTTTAAGAGGACTTACCCATGCTAGACCTGAATTATTTATTTCCAGCACAACAATGCACTCCCCTGCCCACTTACTTAACAGTGCTGTCTTCACACATCCCGGAGTTGGATCGTCCTGATTATCAGGCATGGCTCTAGCTATAAGCTTCAGAGGGTGCATCACTCCTTGTTTATCCTTATGAGGACAACGCCAAAGCATAATAGAGTTTCTGTCTTGCTTACTATTCCCAGAACTCACTTCTTTTCCTGTCATTGAGTCAACGGTAATAAGATACCGTTTACCAAACTCAGGTTTTTCATCCCACATCTGAAACTCTGCATCAACTTTAGTGCATTCCTCAAAGACAACCTTGTTATCCTTTTCAACAAGTCTGCCATTCTTTCTTTTAGGCGAAGAGATTCTCACGTTGCTTGATATATGAATGAGTCCTTCCATGTCAAACCTAGGCGAACCAGAAACAAGGAAACACCGTTCTTCACTCTCCAGAAACTCCTGCTGAAATATTTCCTCTGATCCTCCAAGTTTACCATCGATAGTAATGCGCCTCCATTTTATATGCTCGGCTGTGATCTTATCACCCTGCTCTGCAATGATGCGCTTTTCCTCCATTGTTAGACTCGATGTTATCGCTTCATATTCCTTTTGAGTATGAATCTCCATTTTATATTCAGGCACATCGTACCAACCAGTAACTATCTTAATCATTCCATTACCTCTCTTTCCTCTTTTCCATTCCTCTAAAGAAACAGCCCCTTCCTGAGAACCTCCGCTGGAAGCATCAGGATCCCCTGTAATGAGTTTAGAAAAATAGTTCACTCCGTCAGGTGTTGATTCATCAACTCCAAAAGTTTCAGGAGCATCCGCTAGACCAGCTTTAAGCTGAGGCATAATAATGCTCGCATCTTTAGCCGCTCCCTGTTTTCCGAACTTTGCCGTTTCACTGCTTCCAACGACTGTCCACGTTCCTCCAACTCCAGGTGCTTTGGATTCCGCCGAGGACGTGTAGCGCACAGATCGGTTATCTGATTCAGCTCTGCGGTCAAAGAGTTCAAACTTATTGCCCCATGGAAAAGGATCAAACTCTGCATACGTTTGTATCATGTTGCGGTGATAGGAGTTGGTTGCATTTGTGTCCGTGACCCAGATAGCTCTAGTCAGCCTTGTTCTCATCCACCAATAAACAATCCAATTCAACGCTGTTGAGGATCCTGCCTGTCTTGGTTTTAAAACAAGCAACCGTAATGGCTGCCCTGTAATTAAAAAATATTCAACTGCATCAAATATCTGTTCCTGTAAATAAGTAGGAGTTGGCGCAATTATGTTGCCCTGCTTGTCGATAATTTTAGCAAACCCTTTAAAAGCTTTTTTAACGTCATGGTGTTCGAAGTCAGCTTTACCTTTGTCAGTAATGACTTTGGGCTTCTTTTCAGCGCTTATAATATCCATAGTGAGTCTTAAAATAAAGGTTGAGTCTTAATTTGCACGAGTTTATTTTTAGCTTATGTTTAATAACGAATCAGCGGGAGCTGAACAAAGTAGTGACTCTGCGGGAGCAGAAGTCGGAACAGATTTAGATATTCAAGTTAACGAGGATGGCTCGGTTGATGTTTTTGATGCGGGAGCATCAGAAGAAGCCCAGACCAACCCTGAACAACTTGATGAGAATGGAGAATTAGATTCCCGAACTCAGGGAATACTAGACTCTGGTAGGACACGAATCAAGAACCTACCTGAAGCCGACCGTTTGGTAGTCGCCTATGCCTCAGCGCACAATATATCTTTGTCAGATGCGCAGTCGCAACTTGGAGGCAATCAACAACAGGTTCAGGCGGATTCAGTTCAGGATGCCCCATCTTCCAGCGCAGAGGAAGCTCTTGATGGCATCAATACGCAAATTTCTGATCTTGATAGCAAGATAGGAGAATTGCGAGCGGAGGGTGAGCTTGAGCAAGCAGATGCTTTACTGCAACAGCGTTTTGATTTGCAGGAGCAAAAGATCAACGCTCAGATGGACATTCGTGAAGCCCAACAAACTGCCTCGGCTGAAGAACAGCAACAGTTTACAAGTAGTTGGGATAATGCCGCTGACAAGGCATTGGATCTTTACCCAGATTTAGAGGACGAGAATAGTGAATTATTTATTACGGTACAAAATAAATATGATGCACTTAAAGCCGCTAACGATCCATCTCTACAAAATGCCGATTGGCCGTTTCAGGCCGCCGCAGTGGTAGCCGCTGAGCTTGGAATACCAAGCAAGAATGCCCAGCCTGCACAGCAACCTGATAGTCCTTTCGGTAATCGCAAACGTCCCACTAACGCAACTCCTACGAGTGGTAGCCGAACTGCAAGCGGCGCACCACCGATGGGGATGCCGGGGGCGGTTGACCTTTCCAAAATGAGTGCAGACCAAGGATTAGAACTTCTTAAGAAGATCGGTCGAGGGATGCACGGAGAATAATCACAGCCTGTAGCATTGGCAATCAGTCATTGCCTAGGGGCTGTAACAAGAACCCAACAAACAAACAATATAAAAGAAAATGGCTGATATAAGTCCAACTAATACAACTAATACATTTGCTGATGTAGCAAATGCTAGAGCAAAAGTCTGGAAGGAAACTTTCAAGAAATTTGCATCAACTGCTGACGTTCTTTCCCCTCTAGAAGGGCCAGAAGGATCGGGAGCAAGTATCTCAGTCCGAAACGACATTAAAGGTCGTAGAGGTGATCGTATCGAATTTACTGCAAGTTCCGAATTAGGCGCTTTCGGTGTTCTCGGTGAAGGAATGCTTAAAGGCAACGAAGAGGATCTTAAGTTCTCAGGCACAACTGCTATTCTTGAATTTAAGAGACACGCAACAGCTCTTACTGCAAGCCTTAAAAAGAAAATGGCTGGAGGTCATACTCTTGAGTCACTTGCCGCTGAGGTTCTAGGTAACCACTTCGGACAGTGGAAACAGAGAGACGCTCTCAGAAGGCTCATCGATGGAGTTATAGGGACTGGTGATAGCGCTGTAGCTGACGGAGCAGCTCTTCCAAGCGGTGGAGTTTTCGGAGGTGACGCTACAACTATAGCTAGTCTAGCGACTGACAAAACTGATGACTTCGGAATCAACTCTATTGTTGATCTGACAACACAAGCCGCATGGTTAGGCATAGATCCTGCAAGAATCAGCCGTAATGGTTACCCTTCCTCACAGGATACACACCACCACTGCTTGTTAGCCGACAACCAGATGCTAAGACCTTTGTTTAAGCAGACGCAGTTTCAGAACAATCTTTCAAGTGGTGATCTTAGAGGGGCTACAAACCCACTCTTCACAGGTGATCTTAAGGAGTTTGACGGAACTAAGATTCTCAACATCAGAGGAGCTTACGGTGACTTGAATGGAACTATTGGTTCCCCTCTTACACCAGTCGCAAGACTTAAGGCTACTACAGGTGGTCAAACTGACATGACAGGTAAGTTCTTATGCGGAGCGCAGTCTAGCAGAAATACTGCATCAGGAGCGGCTGGAGCAACAGCGGATCCAAATTATTTCGCTGACTTCCGAGGACATCAGTACAAGTACACTGAAGCTGATACCTTTAGTGCTGACGCTAACGATTACTATGCGAAGGTAATTAACCCTGATGGTTCGAGCGCAATCATTTGCTATGACGGCTCTATCGGTGCTGCAAATACTGGGTCAGGTAATCATGGAACTCACATCAAGATTAAGTCTTCCGCATCTAACGGTCTTACTGGTGGAGCGGCGGCTAAAGACATTGCAACTGGAGCGCTTGCGTTCCCATGTAATGCCAACGGTGTTATCTTTGGTTATGCTATCCTCATGGGAGCTGATGCTGTAATTCGTGCATACGGTGAAGACATGAGAATGACTGACGACAAAGATGACTACGGCTTCCGCCACGGCATCGGTTACCAAGCAATGTTTGGTGATAGCGTTTGGAAGGATCGTAACGACCGTGTGCGTAACTACGCACTTGGAGTTTACTCCTACAATCCAATAGCATAACAATAATTCCCTAGTGCCAATGGTGGGGGTGGTCTTAGGACTGCTCCTGCCTCGGCGCTATCGGGGATACAAAACAAAGAAAAGCACTAGAGAATGACTTCAAAAAAAAGCACTAAGAAAAAAACCACGAAAACAAAAGTTGTTTCAGTTGGTTTACAACGGGATAAAAATTTAGAGGTATCTAAGGTTGTCGTCTATGTTCAAGGAAGCGACCGTTACCCCATTCACTGGGATGGACTTAATGATAAGTTTTATAACTTTACTTATGATCCTGTCTATAAAAAGCATACTATAGAGTTTAATTCTATTGCAGAGTATGAAGCTGAAAGAGAAGATTTAATACACTCAGCTAACGGTAGAGCTATTGGGCATTTTGGTTTTCAAGTTCACATTGTAACGGTTGCCCAGCAGGAGGAGATTGACAGGAAACGTAAAGCCCATGAAAAACGCATGGAGGAAAAGTCACGACTCATGGCAAAAGCTCAGGAGGAAGTTCAAGAAGAAGTAGATGAGGCTGAGAAGCAGTTAGAAGAAGCTCGTGAGAAATTAGGAGCCGTACAATTAAAATCAACAAGCCTTAATATCGGATGACCAGAGCAGATGTAGTACAACGCCTATGGGACTTTATTAATTCGGCTCCTGCCAAAAATGGCGCTGGAGCTACTATCATTAACGCAGAGGCACGTTCTATACTGGAAGCCTGCAATGCCGCTATTCAGGAAATTGCTCACTACGCTCCGAGAGACTTTTTTAAACAGACTCGATCCGCCGTACTCAAAGCTCCAATATCCGCAACTATTGACGTAACTGAAGATGATAAAACTTTTGAGAATCTGAGACTGGGGTCAGCCCAAGGAACAGGATCTAGCAATGGTTCTAGTGATCTGACTTGCAGTAATCATGGTTTAGCGGTGGGAGACTTTGTAAAGTTTTATGGAACCTTGCCAACAGCCATAGCGGCTGGATACAGTTATTATGTACATACTGT